TGTGGGAACCGCCGACTGCGGTTGGTTTCGGCCTTAACACGGGCATCGCGGTTCAGAACGGCCTCCCGCTGGCGTGCGACTCGCGCAAGCTGCCGATCCCGTTCCTGTTCCTGCCCAACATCGTGACCCGCGTGAAGATCAAGAGCGGTGGCGAGTTCACCGTCCCGGGCATTGCCCCGGGTAACGCTCAGTCCCCGGCTGAGTTCCTCGCCGTTCGCATGACCTTCCAAGGCTACAAGCTGACCATGCCGGTCTAAGCTGTAGTCAAGCGCCTCGATCTGGGGTACTCTGGGGGGGCGCGGTCGCGACAAGCACCGCGCCCCCTCGTGTTTGCAGGAGAAGTCAACCATGGCTGGCTACATCGACCCTCTGTTCACCCCCTACGGCCCCAACCTTGGGGATGCGTACACCCGCTGGATCTACGCCGACCGGCAGTCGAACCCCTACTACGACCAGCCGGACAAGTGGCCGGTGTCGGGGCAGGTGACGTTTGTTGATCGCTCGCTGAACTTCTTCAGCGTGGCTAACAACGCGACGGTGACCCAGTCGTTGAACCTCGGCGGTGGTAAGAACGTCATCGTGTACACGCGGACGTGCATTGTGATCCCGACGACGGCAGACACTCCGAACTCCAAGGTGCTTCCCAACCAGATCTCGGGCTACGTCAACGTGGTCGAGACTCGGCTGGATGGTGTGGTGGAGATCGAGTCGACCCCGATCGTCAACGTGTTTGGCTTTGGCTGGTCGCCGCACTGCTTCCCGGCTCCTGAGCGGTGGCAGGGCAACCAGCAGCGCAACATCGCCGTGACCAACCTCACGGGCGTCACGGTCAACGTGTTCATGACGTGGAAGATCGCCTACCTCAACACGGGCCGCTAAGTGGCTCAGGGAGGCGACCATGCGCTGGGTAGCTCCTGCGTTCGCGCAGTTCGATCTGGGTGAGCAGTACACTGGCTGGCTCTACGGTGATCCGCAGTCGAACCCCGACTCTTGCGATGATCCGTCGCGCTGGCCCACTGCGGGCTATGTGCAGGTGCAGGATCGATCGGTGACGGTCGAACTGCCCGCAGGGTCAGGCGTTCCGCCGTTCGACCCGACCAACACCGAAGAGGTTGCACTCGACTTGACTGGTGGTCGTAACGGCATCCTGTTCAGCCGCTACGCGATCGCCACCCCCGGGCTGGCCTTTGGCTCGGGCATCGCCCAGCAGTTGCCTACGCAGACGTGGGGCTACATTCTGGTGCGGCAGCAGTTGGTCGAGGGTTTCCTTGAGATCCAAGACTCGGCGCTCTGCAACGTCTTTGGTGTGGGTTGGTCGCCTCAGATCCTCCCCGCCCCTGAGACGTGGCGCGACAAGCTCAAGCGGCGGCTGCTGGTGACCAACACCGGCCCGCTGGCAGTGAGCGTCACGCTGACGTGGAAGGTCGCTTACCTCAACACGGGGGCATAATGCTGGCACTGGTCTACGAGCAAGCCTCCACCTTCACGCTTCCCGCAGGCGGCGAAAGCTCCACCATTGTCTCGACCATGGTGCTGCGCCCGCGTCTGGAGGGATACGAGACGGCCCTGCGTGGCAAGGCGCTGTTTGCGCGGTTCGCGGACGAGGCTCAAGTGAGCTTTCAGATCCGCCCCGACAACGCTTCTGCTGGCCTCGCCAGCATGCAGGCGTTCCTCCGCATCCGACCCTTCCCTGTGCTGGGTGTGGATGTGGACGACAATGGTGCTTCCAGCTTCCCTTTGCTGGAGCGCGATGTGTCGGGTCTGCTGACCTTGTTCCAAGGCAAGCTCAACTTCTCGGTGGCGCTCTCGGGCGTGACGGAAGTGTCCTTGCGTATTGTCAACTTTGACGCAAGCGCACAGAACGCGCTGGTCTACACCCAGATCTACGGTCGCATCCGGCCCGAAGAGTGGGAAGGCGAGCGGCTGGGCTACAGGGAGGCCTAAGATGGCAGGCGCGTTTGGGCAAGACATCCGCACGCCGCTTGTGATCGAAGCGTCGGGGCCGCTCGCTGTTGCGGCTGGCATTGGGCAGGCTACTACGGTGGTCGAAGAGGTGTCGTCGCTGCACGCCACGCAGATCACCGTCATGCTGACTTGCACGGTGGCGCTGCAATCCGTCTCGCTGGTGCTCTACGCACGCAGCAAGACGATCGCAGTGACCGTGCCGATCTCAGCAGCGATCCCAGCCAACACCCCGACTGTGCTGCGCTACGGCTTGGGCACCAACAACGGCATAGGGCAGGTCTACGACGTGGTGGTGACCAACGGCGAGGCTGGCGCAGGCCAAGTCAAGCTGTGGACTGCGGCGAGGTCGTAAGTGAAGCTGCGGACGTGGCTGATCATCGGTGCGGTTGGGTTCGCGTTGCTCAAGGCCACGCGACCCAACTGGTATCAAGACCTCATGCTGCGGGCCTACGCCAAAGACCAAGTGCCCCCGCCGCGCCCCGTCGACCCTGAGCAGCAGAAGAAGTACGAGACGGTGGCCATGGTGTCGGCGGCTGCGGGCCTGCCGATCGGCTGGGTGCTGGAGATTGCCAGCAAGGTGCGTGTTGAAGATCTGGAAGCCGTAGCCAAGACGGTGCGTGCTAAGGTACTCTCGATGGGGCCACCAGCGGACACAGAGCCACACACGTTGGAGTACTACAAGGCGACCGCCCTCGCGGCGGGAGGTGTGTGATGATCGTCCCCAGCTTGCACCCAGCACAAGCGCCCAAGCACTCCATGCCGGTCAGTTCGTATGTGGGCAACACCCAGCAACTGACGCACCAAGGCCCCCCGACGCTGGAGGGTCTGGGCACGGAGGCCGCACAGGCGTTCATCCCGGGCAGCGTTGGCGCTGGCATCATCGGCGGGCTGGTGGACAAGGGCGGCACGGTGATCAAGCCGTACCTCGACAAGGCCCTCCCCGGTCTGGGCGAAGTGCTCAACGTGCTGGCCGACATGGCGGCATGGATCGTTGAGCAGGCCAACTGGACGGTCAAGTCCAGTGCAGAAGGCGTGATCACCTACCTGCCTGAAGCGCAGGCCAACAGCGTGTTGGCAGCCATGAACGACGCCAAGGGCACCGTCTTCATGGATGCACTCAAGGACGCCATGGTGGCGGTCGCCTACCGCATGAAGCCGACCGGCTCGCCAGCGACAGACCTCAAGCAAGGCCGCGACACCATCTTGGGCTGGCTGTGGGAGAAGGTGCTGAGTCTCATGGGCGCTGACCTCAACGTGACCAGCCGCCTCGCTGACTTCATCTACCAGAAGGCGGTTGCAGCCGGGGCCAAGCCCTACGAAGCCGCAGCAGCGGCAGGCTATGCCCAGATGGTGGGCACCCGTATGCCCAGCATCGTGCCGCAGAAGGGCACGAACAAGGACGTGTTTGGGGTGCCGATCAAGCTCGCTGGTGCAGTCGACGGCAACAAGCGGATCAGTTCCGTGCCTGCTGGCACCATCGACAAGTACCTCGCCATGGTTGGCCCCAACCCCAAGCGCGAAGAGGCGTGGCTGGAGCAGGCGTTCAAGGTCAAGTCGGGCGGTCTGGTGGGCAACAGCACCGCTGCCGCTGCGGGCAAGTCTGGAGACGACAAGAAGAGCGATGCCGCCTCAGTGCTGCCCTACGTCGCAGGCGGCGTGGTGCTGCTGCTGGTCTTGTCGAGCAACAAGAAGTCGAGCTAGGAGTCTGCCATGGCCAAGTTCATCGCCCACAGCCCCAACGGCCAAGCCTACCAGTGCGACTCCATCGCGGAGGTCAAACAGGTGGAAGGCGGCTTCAAGTTCCGCAAGACCAAGAAGCGCAACGGCGGCTGCGGCTGCGCGGGCGCGTGCGGCAACCCGCACTGCGGCCCCAAGAAGCGCCGCAACCCTACCAAGACTGGCATCGAGTACTCTTGGGAGCGTATTGAGCGTCTAGATCCCCGTGTAGCCTTGCAGGAGGCGCGAAACGCGCTGACTACCCTTTCCCAGAGTCGCCGCCAAGGCGAGGCCATGCGGGACTTCCTCAAGCGCGACACCTACGCCCGAGAGCGATTCAATGCGGCGCTGGCGTACCTGCAACGGCGCGGGGTGGTCAGCAAGTTTGAAGCCGAACGGTACATGAGCCAGAATCCGCTCAACCAGCCGTCCGCTGGAGACCGGGCTGTCGTGCGGGCCGCGATCAACGAGCAGGAGAGCAAGCTGTCCCGTGGCTACTCTGGCGACATCAAGCGGGACTACTACGAGTCGTGCTGGAAGAGCTACCTCAAGGGTGGCATGACCAAAGCGCAGGTCTACGAAGCCATCGGCTACAAGAGCCGCAACCCCGACCCGCGCTACGTCCCGGCTGTGCTGAATCCCAAGAAGCGCAACGGCATGTCCAAATCCCACCTCGCCCATGAGAAGGAAGAGGAGAAGATCTTCGCTTCGATGCTTTCCCGACTGCCGATCGGCAAGACGGTGCAGGCTGGCTCCCACCGCGTGCGTAAGCTGTCCAAGGGCTACGCCGTGATCGACGGCGAGCGTCTGAGCATGAAGGACGCCGCCGCCAAGCTGCACGGGCGGTAGTATGAAGCGCAATCCAGAAGTCCAGCCATGGTTGTGGTGGGCGCTGGGTGGCGCGGCGCTGCTGCTGGTGGTCACCTATGGCAAGCAGGTCAAGGAGATGGTCGCAGAGATCCTGAGCAAGGAAGAGCGGATCAAGCAGATCAGGGCGTTGGCAGCCGAGCGGGGCATCCCCGAGGCCGTGGCGCTGGCAATCTTCACTGTGGAGTCTGGCGGCAAGGGCTTTGGCAAAGACGGTCGCATGATCATTCGCTTTGAGCCGCACGTCTTCCGCGAGTACTCAGGCGGCAAGGATGTTGGCGTTGTGCGTGCTGGCCAGAAGGCCGAGTGGGACAACTTTGCCCGCGCCGCTGCTCTTGACCGCGAGGCCGCAATGAAGTCGATCAGCATGGGGTCGGCCCAGATCATGGGCTTCAACCACAAGCTGGTGAAGTTCCCCACCGTGCAAGCCATGTTTGACGCCTACTCGACCAGCGAGGAGGCACAGATCCGTGGCTTCTTCGACTTCGTGCAGAACAAGGGGCTGGAGGACGCTGCCCGCAAGGGCGACTGGACAACGTTTGCCCGGGGCTACAACGGCAAGGGCCAGCGCGGGTACGACGACAAGATGGAAGCTGCCTACAAGCAGTACGTCGCCAAGGGTTTCAAAGGTCTTGGGTAGGAGCCGCCATGTTGCTGTTCAACAACGAGGGGAACTTGAACGGCTTGCCCCCCGGGGGCAAGGGCGCAGACGCAGGTGCTGGCGCAGGCGGCGTCGTCAAGGACGTGTACGACACCTACTTGCCGATCGGTGGCAAGGAGATCCTTTCGACACCCGACGCCCTGCCGACTGGCTTGAAGCCCGAGGATGCAGCCAAGCTGGCAGCCGTGCTTTCGCCCAAGGCCATGCAGGCACTGTCGGCAGTGTCGCTGGCCAAGTACCTTGCACCCTTCAATCCGTTGACGCAGAAGAGCGGCCAAGCCCCGGGCGTTGACCTCTACGGCATCGTGTCTGAAGCCGCCGACAAGCGGGCGTTTGACCTGCTGGCGTTCCAGACCCGCTTGCGGTGCTGGGAACTTCTCAACCTCGTCTACGCGCTGGCTTGCAACTGGCAAGACTACCCGGGGCCGAACGGCACCCAAGCGCAGGTTCAGAAGCTGGTGGACCAGACGCTGTCGTGGCTCCCGCCCAAGGGGTCGCTGACTGGCGACACTTGGCGCAACGTGGTATCGAGCATCCCTACGCTGGTCAAGAACGCGAAGGCGGCTGAAGTTGAGTACATGAAGGCGCAGGTGACCGTTGCTGGCGAAGCTGGCGGGATCGGCTTCCTGCTGTCGGAGGCGTTCAGCAAGATCAACGCTGTGCAGTGGCTTGGCCCTGTCGCATGCGACCCCAAGGTCGCAAAGCCGATCACGATTCAGCAGTACGATCAAGACGCCAAGAAGATGGTGAGCGTGGACTCGCTGGAGTTCCCGATTGCCGATCTCTACATGCCCTACTTGCAGTACAACCCTAGCGGCAACAAGCAGGCGCTAGTTTACGGTGCAAGCGTCCCGGGCTTGGCCGACTATAAGCTGCACTCGCTGTACGCCTACAAGGGCAGCGACGCCAACGTGGTCGTGACCACCAACCCTCTCTTCTCTGGTACGCTTTCAGCTGTGCAAGGCTCTGGCTGGGACGTGCCGGCTGACAAGTGGGGCGAGACGCTCCCCGGGCTGTCTGTGCCGGTCGCATCGATCGGCTACGAGAAGCTGGCCGCGAGCGCAAACGCCGAGTACATCGAGCCGTCGATTGCTCTGGCCGACTTCTTGCACCACCAGTGGGATCGTATCGGCGGGAAGCCGTTCGTGGACGCCTTCAAGACCAAGCAGCCGGGAGCCAAGATCCCGGTCTGCCCAGAGAAGGGGGCTTGCCCACCCGCTTTCCACCCGCCGTTCGAGGACGAGACCAATCGCTTGTACTCCGAAAAGACGCTGGGTATGTTCATCTGGAAGGGCCTGTCTGAAGATCCCGAGTGGTCAAGCGAGTATGGCGGCGTTGCCAAAACGCCTCACCAAGTGGCCGACATTATTCTGCCTTTGATTCGCATTGCACAAGACGCCAAACGCCTCACGCTGATGCAAGCCTCTCTCTACGCCAAGAAGGACAACACCGACCCCAACAAGCCAACCTACCCCATCGTCAAGGAAGAGGGTGGCCCGTGGGCCAAGGTCAAGACTGCCCGGGATATGCTGGTGGCAGCGATTGAGTTCGTCTGCTTCTTGCCCCCGATGGAGGTCGGCTGGACCTACGAACCGTACACGACCCCGTCAGGCAAGGTGATCACCGATGTAGCACCCAAGCTGACGCTGCTGGTGAACAAGTGGTACTCCGAAGTCAAAGGCACCACTGCTTACGCCAACTTCCAATCCCGTGTTGCCCAGATCAACAAGGACTGCCTTGGCAGCGAGAAGCTAGACCCAGACAAGCTGCTGGAGATGATGGGCGCGTGGCCGGTCGAGAGCATCGTTGTCCCCACCTACACCAAGAAGCAGCTAGAGATGGCTGTTACCATTAGCGAAAAGGCCGACTTCTTTGCAGGTAAAGTGTTCACCCCACCCCGCGCAAGCAAGCTGAGTGGCAACGTGGCCAAGCTCTATGCGTGGCAGCCTGACAAGAGCAAACCCATGCCGATACCGCTTGGCTTCAAGCTGGTGGCCGACAAGGTGATGGAACTGCACAAGCAGGCTACCGAAGAGGCCAAGGCTCAGACGGCTGGACTGACCGAGCCGCAGAAGGCGTATGTTGATGCGCGGAGCGAGGTCAAGTCTCAACTGCTCTTGGGCATGATGGCCTCGCAGTTGGCAAGCGAGTCTCAAGACTTGTCCGAGGACATGATCGTGGCGCTCAACGACATGGCAATCGAACTGTACGGGTGCAGCATCCCCGACCCGCCCAAGACGCTGACCGACCCGCAAGCCAAGCTCGATTATTACAAGCAGACCATGACCGAGTGCGCCAAGAATCCCAAGAAGGGTTCGCTGGCCTACAAGCTCAACGAACTGCTGGTGGAGTACGCCAAGCTCAAGGAGCGAGTCGACGCGGGCGACCAGACGGCGATTGCCGCACTCAACGCCGTGTCGGCAAAGATTAGCGAATTGCAGGCCAAGATGGCGGCGCTTGCCAGTCTGCGCGGTGCGCGGCGCAACCGTCTGCTAGACAACACCACCGACAAGGGCGGTGTGCTGTCGAACTTGGACCTGTCGAGCAAGGCTTTGGGGGAGGCTCGCAAGCACAAGGACGACAAGATCAGCCTCAACCTTGGCGGCGGCACGATCGTCGTCGTCCCGCTCATGCCCGACAAGGAGAAAGCGAAGGCCGAGGAGACCAAGGAGCAGAACGACAAGACCAAGGAGCAGGTGGAAAACGCCCTTGACTACGTTGCTGGATCCGGCGAAGCATTGCAGGCGCTGGGCCAAGACTACAATCTGCCAATCCCTCCCGCTGTATCGGAGACGATCAAGAAGAACGAAGAGGTGGCGACAAAGCTCGTTATCTCCGAAGAAGAAAAGAAGCCTTTCCCGTGGTTGTGGTTGCTCCTTGGCGGCGCTGTGGCATACTCCCAGAGCAAGAAGTGAGGTTCCCAATGATGCTTGAAGGTGACAACTACGGTTCCTACAGCCACGCTTTGGCGGGCGCTCCTCCGAAGAAGACGAGCGAGAAGTCGGCCCTTGAGATCCAGAAGGAGATCGAGTTCAAGACCCCCGAGAAGCAGACCGTCTCGCAGTCAGAAGCGCAAGTGAAGTTTGGGATCAAGCCCACCTTCTACGATCCGATCCCCGCTATCATCGCGGAAGCTGACGGCTACGCTGCCACGCTGATCACTGCGGGTGCGCTGAAGCAGGCCGACTACGACACCCAGAAGGCCACTGCCATGGGCGCGGCTTGGACGGTCGAGAGCGCCACGGCGTTCCGCGATGCGGTCAAGAAGGCGCTGGACAACTACGTCGCTGGCAAGGACAAGGGCGGCATGGGCTGGCTGTTGCCTGTGGGCATCGCCGCTGCCGCGTTCTTCGCTCTGCGGGACTGACCATGACCCGGGCCGGGGCGCACAGGCTGTTCCTGCGCCTGCGGAAACGCTTCGCACAGCGGTTCCCGGTGGGCGACGTGCGGCTGGTGGTGGTGGATCGCCACTACCTGCCCCGCAGCGGCTACCGCGACTTTGGCTGGTACATCCCCGACGAGCGCACCGTGTACGTTGTCGAGCGGCTGCTAGAGCAGCCCGAAGGCCGCGTGGCGGGCATCTTGGCGCATGAGCTTGGCCACGCCGCCGACGAGCACTCTGACCGCCGTGGCGCGGAGCGGCGGGCCGACCGGCTGGCGTTTGAGGCGCTGGGCCAACCCATCCTGTACGACGAGCGCGACGTGCAGAACCTCGACCGGGGCCGCGCACCTCGACCCAAGCACCTGCACCAGTGAGATCCCATCTGGCGCACTTGAACTTTCCGCTGTAGAGTACGCTCAAGGAGACGACCATGCACCTGACTTCTGCCGACAAGAAAGCCGCCCGCGACGGGTTCAAGTTCCTCGTCCTGTCGCCCACGGGCGCTCGCAAGTGCTACTGCACGACGCTCAAGGAGGCCAAGGCCGAGGCTGGCAAGAGCGGCAAGATCGTGGCGATGGCCTCGATGCGCTACACGACGCAGAACCCCAGCGCGAGCATGGTGGGCTTCCAGCGCAACCCGAGCCTGACCAAGACCGACAAGGCGGTCATTCGTGCGTTCACCGAGCACCGTGCGGCGAGCAGCAAGCTGCTGACCAGCGACGGCGACACCCTGAGCGGCAACTACATGGGCGGCAGCGGCATCGCACGGTGGTCGGGCGACAAGATCCACCTGCGCGAAACCGGCGGCAAGACCGGCGACGTGGTGATTCGGGCCGTCCTCAAGGAGGCCCCGCGCAACTGGATCGCCAAGAACCCCACCGCGCACATGGTGGGCTTCCAGCGCAACCCCGCAAGCGTCAAGTTGACGAAGTGGCACACGCCGGCTGGTGCTCCTGCGAGCATTGAGGTCGCCTACATCGAGCGCGGCAAAGGCGGGATCTTGGGTGCGGCACGCATCATCCGAGAGGGCGGTAGCTACCATGCTGATCGCTGCGAGGCGGTGTCTGGCGTTTGGACGCCTTGGGAGACGGTTGACTCACACAAACACGCGACGAAGGCCGCCGCCAAGGCAGCGGTGTCCGCGTGGGTGAAGCGGCACTATGCCACCAGCAAGAACCCCAGCGCGAGCATGGTGGGCTTCCAGCGCAACCCCGCCACGCTTCAAGAGGCTGTGCTTGCACACGCCATGGACACCAAGCCGCTGCGTGTCGGCTCCAAGGTCGGCAAGTACACGGTGACGAAAGTGGGTGACCACACCATCCAGTTCAGCAGCAAAGACGGCTGGGACACGTCGGTGCAGATCCCGTTTGTCGCCCCCAGCGGCGAAATGACCCCCGCGTGGCACCGCGCCATGGGCGGCTTGCAGCGCAACGGCAAGAAGAAGGCGTCCAAGCGGCAGGAGTCGCTGTTCGACGCCGAGCCGTCGCGGTCGGTCAGCGAGTGCGGCACCATCCTGATCGGCAAGCGGTGGCACGTTCCCCCGCCGCCGGCCCGTGCCGTCACCTCCTGCGCCGTCAAGCTCGCCAAGCACCGCTGGCAGTTGCCCCTTCACGCCCACGTTGGGTACACCAAGTCCCGCAAGCGCAAGAACCCCCCGCTGGCTTACGGCTTCTCCTTTGGTGGAGAGGCCAAGGTGCCGCCCAAACGAGATCTTGGCAAGGCTAGTAGTTGGAAAGTAAGCGATTACCTTGGCTGGGATGATAATTGGCTGGAGTTTGACAAGCCGGTCAACGAGCTTACGGCGCGCACCAAGGCAGACAAGGTCGGTCGGGGAGGCTCCTATGGTGGCAAGGACGCCACCCGCTTCACCTTGAAGCCAGCAGACAAGCCAGATTGGATCACTGCATCGCCTCCTGATCCCGGGTTGGTGGCCTTCCAACTGGAAGCCAAGGCCCACGGCAAGACGCTCAAGGAGTATCTCGCTGCGCTCAAGGCGGGATTCAAGCCCAGATACATGAGCTACGAGGCGAACGACTACTGAGCCGACAGCGAGGAAGACCATGTCCAAGTACAAGCGCAACCCCTCGTCGCTCGCCTCGCTGAGTGACGCCATCGGGCACCTGTCCAAGGAACTCCCCGGCATCACCTTTGGCTACATCGGCAACGACAGCCGGCACGGCGACGATCGCGGCTGGTATGTGTTCCTGCCGCATCCCGGCAGGGTGGGCGACTCCACCGATAGCGTGTACCTTGGCCGGACCGCCGACTTGGGCGTGGCTGCCTCGCGCTGGCCAGAGATCGAGAGCCGAGTTCGCAAGGTGTACGCCCTCAAGACCCGCAAGAACCCCGGCCGCTCGCTGGAGCGCGAGATCGAGCGCCGCGAGGCCGTGGGCCTGCCGGTGGCGCACTTGGTCGAGAAGCGCGATGCCAAGCACCGCAACCCCGACTACGACGAATACGATGAAGCGATGAAGCGTATCTACCCGTGGGCGGTCACATACGTCCAAGACCTTGGCAAGACGACTAGGTGGCTTTCCGGCGACTACACTGGCGAGTTGAAGTTTGCCACCTACGAGGGTGCCAAGGAGTGGGCCGACAAGGTGTCGGCCAACAAGCGGCTGGGCTACACGTCGGTGTCAGCGCCCTATCGTCGCAACCCCAAGCGCAACCCGACGTGGCTCACCACCGCGCTCTTGGCCGGCGGCGCTTACGCTTATGGGCGGTCGGAGACGGTGCGGGCGAGCGTCCACTCGCTGGCTCGCGCAGCCGGCGCGGGTGCCAAGCACGCGGCAGAGAAGGCCAAGCAGGCGGCTGACGAGTACAGCAAGAAGCGTGAGTCGGCCAAGCAGAACCCCGGCCTGACCAAGGCGGGTAAGCGACACCTGATCCAGACCATGCACAGGGCCGGCGCTGACACCTTCCGCAAGAAGATGCGCTACGTTCGCCGCCACATGCCGCACATCACTGACCCTGCCGCGTTCGTCGGCTACGTCATGCAAGGGGAGAAGCGATGATCCAGCCTGACTACGTCGAGATCCTTGGGCCTGCCCAAGCCCCTCCGCGCACCAACTTCCCGCGTGGCTACATGGCGGGCAACTTGGCTGGCCCGGGTGACCCGCTGGGCGGCGACCCGATCGCCAACGCCCTTGCAGAGGCGATCAACAAGACCATCCAAGGTGGCCCTGCCGGATCGAAGGAGCGTGCGGATCGCACGGAGTTCTTCTCCGACGTACTGAGCAAGACCGGCCAGAAGTTCGTCGCCTCGCCCAAGGGCCAAGAGACGATCGAGACGGTCAAGGGCAGCGTCCAGAAGTCGGTGATGACGATCTCGATCCCACTGTTCGTGGTAGGTCTGGCGGTGGGCTACTACTTTGGCTCCCGCAAGTAAGGTGCCACCATGATGCTGCACGACGACCCCTACGCCCTGAGCGGCTGCGAGTGCGGCGACCCGTACAACTACCGCAGCTACACCACCCCGCACTCGACCTACGCCAACCGCGCCGTCGTCCTGCCCCGTCTTGCCCCGCTGAACCCCACGGTGGGCGAGCAGCCCTACTACCTGCGCGAAGCCGCGCAGACGCCCAGCATGGCACCTTTGGTGTCACGGGCTGTGCCCCTGAGCGGGTCGCTGGCTGGCGTGCAGGCTGGTGCAGTAAACCCCCCAGAGGGCACGACCCCAGAGGGCCGCGCCGAAGTGCTGGAGCAGCAGTGGGCAGAGGCGCGGGCCAAGGCGCAGTCGCCTGAGTACGCAGGCCAAAGCCGCGCTCAAGGCACTGACTTGCCCATGGCCTTGGACGGCCCCATGATTCTGGCCACGATGGTGGAGGTGGACTACTACCTCGACCCCAAGGGCTGGGAGCGTTGCACGATCAACCACTGGCTCAACGGCACGCCGTCTGAGGATGACCTCGGCTTTGGTTCGTCGGTCAAGAAGTGGTGGACGGCCCCCGTGCTGGAGGCCGACCCTCCGCAAGGCTGTGGCGACCACTCCTACGGCAACCAGTACGACGACGCCTTCAAGGCGTTGGTAAAGGCTGGTGCGCCTGCGCGGCTGATCAAGCTGCTGCGGGAGCGCGGTAGCGCCAAGCTGGCCACCAAGGCCCCGATCTTCAAGAAGGACGCAGAAGAGAACATCGCCAAGTCGTTCAGCGGCACCTTTGGCGAACTGACCAAGTACCTCTTGTGGGGCGCGGTCATCTACGCTGCGGTCACCTTTGGGCCTGCCCTGCTCAAGAAGGGCAGCAAGTGAACCAGCCCACCCGCCAGCAGCAGGAGGCGTTCCTGCGGGCGCTGGTGCCCGCTGCGGCCACCGTGTGCCCGCGCTACGGCCTCGACCCCAAGCAGTGCTTGGCAGAGGCAGCCGCCAAGTCTGGCTGGGGGCGCTACGCCCTCGGTCACAACTTTTGGGGGCTGGTGGGCAAGGGAGATGCGGGGTACTATACCACCGTGCGGCCTGTGCGTACCTTCGCCAAAGAAGGCGGCGGCTGGGCAGCGCAAGGTGAGCAGGTGGCCAAGTTCTCAGGGCCGATCCCCGCCGTCGAGGCGTGGTGCTTGGCCAAGCGGGGTGTGTGATGATGCTGGCAGGCAACGGCGAAGCGACGACAGGCACCAAGTTCAACGTCGGCAAGTTCGGCTGGTCGAACGGCGTCGTGGCTGAAGATACGCCCGCCAAGACGCTGCCCAACTGGGGCGGCGCGGAGCCGGACACGGTGATCAAGAAGGGCACCATCGTGCGCGTGTATGTGGGCACCATCCCGTGGACGGATCAAGCTACGATCCAAAGCCCCACCAACGACCAGTACTTGGTCGAGCTTGCGGGCGGCGGCTACTGGGCAGCCTACCCTGACACCCCAGAGGCGCAGGCGCTCATGTCCTCGCCTGCTTACGCGGCGGCTCTGCCCACCATCCGCAAGCGGATGCTGTCGGCCAAGCTCGCCCCCAAGGACTTGCTGCCGATCGACAAGGCTGGCACCACCGACAACGCGGCCAACGCGCAGGGCATGTTCGACCCCGCCGTCTACGAGGTCGACGCCCAAGGGTTCCCGGTGCTCGATGCTGCTGGCAAGCCCAAGCGCAAGAGTTCGGGTACGAAAGACGGCGACAAGGGCGACAAGGGCGGCGGTGGCGTCGGCCTCTTGGCGCTCTTGGGCATCGGGGCGCTGGCGCTGTTTGGCAGCAAGGAGTGAGCATGTTTGGCATCGGAGACGATAGCGAAGACGAACACTTCTTGGCGGGTGCCCCAGTGGAGCCTGCGCCGCAGTTTGCGACCAAGTCGGGCAAGCTCAAGTGGCGAAACGGCTACCTGCCCGTTGACGTGGACGTTCAGTACGTCAGCGACCTGTTGACCAACGCCGTGGGTCAGCCCAAGACGCTCAAGAAGGGCACGCCAGTTCGCATCTACGAGGGCGAGCTTTCGATCAAGCAGGCTGCTGACCTGCTGGGGTACGACAAGGCCGCTGACGTGGTCAAGATCCCGGGCAAGAACGGCAACTGGATCATCGAGTCTGCCCCGACTGCGCCCAACCAGTGGATGTTCTACGAGGGCGCGGACGGCGTACTGATCACGCAAGCCAACAAGAGCGACCGCTTCTCGCGCCTCTTCGCTGGCCCGCAAGACCCTGTCGATCTTCTGCCCTTGTCCAAGGGTGAAGACAAGCAGGTGACCGACGCCACGTTCAATGCGATCGGCACGGCGGCACCAGCAAAGACACCCGCCGCCACGCCTCCACCCCCGCCACCGAAGAAGGAAGAGGGCGGCGGCGGTTTGGCTGCTCTGGCTATCGCAGGCGGGCTGCTGTGGCTCTTGAACCAGAAGGGGGAGTAAGCCGTGGCTGAAGCGATTGTGATCGAAGGCAAGCCCTATGTGGTCGATCCGACTGCCCAGCAGACGGTGACGACTGTTGACCTGTTCAAGGCTTTGGCACCGCGCCTCAACGGGCCGTATCTGATGACGCTCTACACGCCATCGGGCGTGTTCAAGATCCCAGACAAGCAGATGGTCGCTGGTGGGCTGCTCTTCGCCTTCTCTGCTGGGCAAGCCAACGACAAGGTGCAGGCCATTGGTGGTGGCCTCCAATCGATCGACGACCTTGCCAGCGACTTGGCAGAGTCTTTCAAGTTGGGAGTCACCAAGGTCACTCTCGACAAGCTGGTGCCTGCCACTGTGCCCGCTGCTGCCCCGCCGTCTGGGGGCATCCCCACCATCGCGCTGCTGCTGGGCGGGGCAGCAGTGCTGTACTTCATCTTCCGCAAGAAGGACTGACCATGATGCACTCGACCAACGGATACATCTCCACCCGCAACGTCGGCCTGACCGTGGCTGGCGTGGTAGTCCTTGCTGGACTGGCCTACGCTGTGTACAAGGGCCTGAACGTCAAGTCGCGCAAGCGGCGCTAGAGGAAGGCACACCATGATGGTTCAAGAGTCCCCGATCGGCTACGGCTACACCACCCAAGGCTACGCTTTGGCTGGAAGCAACCGCGACCCCAACTCCTTCCGCACGCCCAAGCGCCTGCCCGCAGGCCCGATCGTAGGTGTGTTGCTGCTCGGCCTTCTGGTTGGCTACTGCTTCCACAAGTACGCCAAGAAGTGAGCCTCGGCTAGTACAGGATGACGTAGCTCAGGCTCATGGCGGTGGCCGCGCCCATAGCGAGCGCCGCACCCGTTGTTGCGTTCAGCAGTGAGATGTTCAAGGTGCCACCGCTGATCGAAGCGCGGAGCACGAACGCCCCCGGGTAAACCACCGGCCCCGGGGCGGCAGCCAACCCGTTGAACTGCACGAACACCACAGACCCGCTGGCTGCGCTGGTGTCAGGTACGCCGGTCACGGTCACTGCGATGCTGCTGGTGCTGGGCGCGATGCCCACGTCACCGAAACGGATGTTGGCAGGGTTGGTGTTGGAGTAGCTCGCCTGCGGCAGCGACACCATCGCACCAGCGGTCACAGGCACGTTGCCCGTGGCGTTGGGGAAGGTGTAGGTGCGTGCGCCGGTCAGCGTGGTGGCCTTGAGCGTGCCCGCGTTGGCGCTTGTACCATCGCGCAAGGCCAAGCCACCCGCCACACCACCGTTGCCCAGCGTGACTTGCGGGGACGCCGCCGTGTTGGTCATGGCAGTCGTGCCCTGCGACAAGATGAAGGTGGCGTCGGCCCCTGCATCCGGCACGGTGTAGGTGCGGTTCGCGGCCAGCGTGGCCTGCGTGATGTCAGCGTGGCGCACAGACGCTGTGCCATCGTTCAAGCGCAGCACACCCGACACGCCAGCACCGTCACCAATGGTGATCTGTGGAGCCGCACTTGTGATCTGAAGCGCAGTTGTGCCCACCGACAGGATGAAGGTGGCGTTGGCCCCCGGGTCGGGGATGGTCAGCGTGCGGTTGGCCGCAAACGTCGCAGGCTCCACACGCACCAGCTTGGTGCCACCGTCGCCAAAGTCGATGGCACCCAAGACGCCGTTCTGGCCAAGCTGGATCTGCGGGTGCGTGCCTGTCCACGTCCACTTCTGGGTCAAGTCGGCCTTGGCAGGCGTCACCGACTGGTTCTGCAACTCGCTGGTGCCAAGCACGCTGACAGGCGCAGAGGTCAGGTCAACGTACACGCTGGTGCCAGCCGTGACGAAGTAGCCCGCCACCTGCTGACAGATGTTGGACGTGGTCAGGCCGGTCGTGCCTGCCTGCACTGCACCCGCGCCTGCTGCCGCCAAGTAGGCGGGGTCGCCAATGGCCGCGACCAGCGCCAAGCCTGTGATGGTGCCCTGCTTGGCGATGGTGCCCGGGGTTGCGGCCACCAAGCCGGTGGGTATCGTCGCCGTGGCGAGGTAGGTGGCGCACGTCAGCAAGTCGGCAGGATCGGCAGGCCACACCATCGGGCAGTTGTTGACGTTGTCCCAGCCCGATACGAACACCAGCGTCCCCGCCGCGATGGCAGGCCCGCCCGCGTTGAGCAGGCCAGCGGTCGCCGTGAGGGAGGTGCTCGGTGACGGACTTGGCGGCAACAGCCCCGCTGCGTGCAGCCAAGCGACGAACTGACCGTAAGTGGGGCCGCAACTCATGTCACCACCCATGCGCTGACGCTGGTCAGGTTGGAGCCAGTATAGCTGTAGGTGCGGGTGTAGGTCGAGCCAGCGTAGGTGATCGCCTCAGTCGCGAGGTTGGAGCCTGTGTAAGTGTAGGCTTGGGTGGCGTCCAAGAAGCCCGCGAGGCAAGTGGGGTTGAGCACCTCCAGCTTGCAGTTCTCGTAGGCGTACTCGCCGCCGTCGAGCACCACCACTACGTCGGCGGTCGTCGTGGCGTTGACGGACTTGGACATGCCGTCGCCGGTCAGAAACGTGTTGCCGCCGCCAGTGTTCACCAGCTTGACCACAGTCTTGGGCGGGAAGGCGTAGAAGGAGGACAGGGGCATAGCAGCCTCGCAGGTTGTGGGGCTACTGTACGCCCAAGGTCAGAAGTCGTCCAGAGTCCAAAAGCACCAAGCCCCCGCGAGTCTCCCCGCGAGGGCTTGGTACGATCCCCCACTGCCAGTCTAGCAGACCCCGAACTTCTTGGTAGCCTGCTTTCGCCCGTCCTCGACCCGCTTGGCAACGTAGGCGTCCCGCTCCTCTGTCGTCTTGAATAGCTGGTCGGGCTGGACCGCCCCGTACCGCTTGCCACCTCGCGTGGTCTGGATGTTGGCGACGAAGTAGCGCCCCGGCTCCACACTCCGATGCCACATGCCTGTCCGTTCTTGCTCCCGCGTGGCCTGCATGTAGGCTTCTTCCCAAAGGATGGCGAGGATGCCGACCTCGCGGCCTCGGTCGTCCTCGATGCCATAGGCCACGCCCTTGATCTCATGCTCACCCTTGTACGTCTTCACACAAGTAACTTCCATCTCCCACCTCCGTGTTGGCTTCACCACCTCAGACTTCCCACCAGTGCTTGCCCCCGGCGTAAGGTCCCCAGCCACCCTCGGCCCGAATGTCGGCCTCGTAGTCAGCCCGCACCTTGCACCCCTCACCTACCTCGCGGATGGCCTCGGCCACCGTGGTCGATCCGTTATCCTCGATCAGCTTGGCAAGCTCGTCGTCCTCGTAGCACTCGACGATGGTGTCCCAGCCGTCCTTGCCGTAGTTGGCTTGGGCGTGGGCTTTCACCGCCGCCACCATCTCCTCCATCGTCGCCACCATCTCCCACCTCCCCGGGGCCTCTCGCCCCACACCCAGAAGATAGGAGATCTGGAATCACTTGTCAAGCCCCAAGGCGAGCTTGATCTTGTCCAACTGCGCCCGCAGGGCGTCCCGCTCGGCCACGACCTTGTCGAGCATCCCGCGCAGGTCGCGGGTCTTCTTGTGGGCGTACTCGTCCATGAGCGTCGCCATCTCGGCGTGGTAGTCGCGAAGCACGGACACCGCCTCGGGCGAGGCGTGAACCGCTGGCGCGGAGTACTGCTCCGATGCAACGAGCTTGTATAGCGGCGGCGCTTCGGACACCGGCTTGAGCGGCTCGGACTCAGCCGGTACGAACCTCCACTTGGGAGCCTCGGACAGGGGGCGAAACGGCGTGCCCATGATCGCGTTGGACTTGGGCGGCTCGGGCGCAGGCTCGGGCTTGACCTTGGGCTTGAGCAACCCACGCGACTTGGCCAGCGCCTCCACCTCCTCGACCTCGGCCAGCGACCAAAGGAGCATGTTGGTGGTCACTGTGCGCCCCGTGGCATCGATGCGTGTGCGCGGCTCGCGCACCTCGTCGCGCTTCACCAGCTTGCGCGTCAGCCCGTAGAACGTCGCCGGGTGCAGGTCTGGCAGTAGCTCACGCACCTGCGAGAAGTCCAGCCAGTCTGCGAACTCTGTTTTGGTCTGCGCCTCCACCTTGACCTCCTGCTCAACCTCGGGTGTAGTTTCCTGCTGCATCCCCTCGACCAGCCACGTTGGCTCGCCCATGTGAACCTCGACCGTGGACACAGGCTGCGGCGCGGACGTGAACCCCTTCTGCCTGAGCCACTGCACCGCCCGGGTGGTGTCCTTGCTCACAGGCTCCCAGCGTGCCCCGGCTGCAACCGCCAACGCCTTTGCGCGATTGCTTGCCTTGTGCGAGCAGGTGCCAACCACCGCCAGCACCAAGCCCACGTCGGAGGGCAGGGTGCTTGGCAGGCCCTTGAAGTCGTTGTCGGCTCCGTACACATGCGCGACTTCAATGCCGCAGTGCTCTCGCAACGCCTTGGCCCACGATCCGCGTGTCTTGGCGGCAAAGCCACCTACCACCAGCGCCTTCATGGCTCCACCTCCGCACCATCGGCGGGCGGCTCGATTGCCACACACCAGTCGCACTCCCAGTTGTTCTCGTCATAGTCGAGGCCGCGAAACATCCAGCGGTCGTGGTGGTGCGTCTCACCGTAGGGCGAGCCGTCCGTGCGTGCTGCGTCATTCGACCAGCGGCGCAACCAGTAGATGTTGTACTCGGTCGCCTCGCACCACTCCACACTGTCGCAAGACATGCTCTTCTCGACTGCCCGCAGCGCGTCCTTGTGCATCTCACACCTCCGTCTCGTTGTTGGTTGGGTCGCTCAGGCGCGGTAGACCGCGCTGTACCAGCTTGTGCAGCACTCGACGTAGTAGCCCTTGCTGCTCAGGAAGTCGCTGAAAGCCTTCATCCCTTCCCAGTTGCCGTAGTTGTAGTTGCAGAAGGGGGCCAGCGCCCCGCCGTCGTGGCAGAGGATGAGCACCGCGTCCTTGCCGTAGCTCTCGCCGCGCTTCACCCACTCCCGGGGGCTGTAGAACGCCTTGCAGCCGCCACCGTCAGGGTGCTCACCCGTGCGAGCGGCCAGCCACTTGACGATGCCCCAAGCCAGATCCGCTCTGTAGCCGTTCAAGTGGTCCGTGCTGAAGTCTGTTGTTGCCATCTCGCACCTCCTGTGTTGGTTTCCGTCTCCGTCTCTCTCCTCACCTCACGCCCAGAGCATCCCACAAGTGGAATCCCTTGTCAAGCCCCTACAGGCTCCCGTGGCGGCTAGCCCAGTTCTTCTCCCGCACCACCTTGAGCATCGCCTCGTCGCCCTCGCTGTGTGTCCAGTAGGGGTGCTGCCGGACCTTGGCCAAGTCCACCGGCTCCAGCTTGTCGATCTCGCCCCGCTTGGCCTGCCGCATCCGCACCCCGACCGTGTCCCACTCGACCGCCACCAGCCCGTTGTCGCCGTTGTCGCAGTCCAGCGTCCCCAGCGTCCCCACACCCACGCTCAGGTTGTCCCCGAAGAAGTTGCCCACGATCCGCGCCAACTGGGCGATCCCGTAGCAGTTGTCCCCGCCGCTGCACAACCCAACTTCCCGGGCGTACTCCGCAAAGGCCAGCACGCTCTCCGGCCCGCCGTTCCAGTGCAGGTAGAGGCCCATGCTGTTCTTGGTCGGCTTGCTGTCCAACGTCACCACAACTCGGTTGCCCATCTCACACCTCCTGTGTTGGTTTCCGTCTCTTCTCTCCCTCTCACGCCTTGGAGTATTGCACAAGGGACATTCCTTGTCAACCCCCCTCGTTGTCGGGGGCGTAGTTCTCGGCGTCCCACTGCTCGCGGCAGTTCCCGCACAAGTAGGCCCGCTCCCAACCCCGCAGGCCGTTGTCCTCATGACCCCGCACCGCTCGGGCGTGGCAGTAGGGACACACCCTGCCCAAGTAGTGCTCCAGCTTGACCTTCTCCTCGACCGTCGTCTCCATCTCACACCTCCTTAGCAACCCATCGCGTCGTTGTAGGCTTCAACTCCCAGCCCCATGCCGGCTTCCATCGCCATCTCCCGCCGCCAGCCGTCGTCAGCCACCTTCCGCTTGCGCGGCTTGGCCGCGACCTTCACCTCGCGCCGGTAGTTGCAGTAGTCGCTGTCGCCCCGCCAGCAGTGTTCACAGTCGCCGCAAGACACCCACTTGACCTTTGCCATCTCACACCTCCTTGTTTCCGTCTCCGTCCTCTCTCCCTCTCACGCCTTGGAGTATTGCAGATCTGACGTTCCTTGTCAAGTACCCTCTCGCGCACGGCCCAAAAACACCAAGGCCCGCGCTCTCGCACGGGCCTCGGCCTCGACTTGCGTGAGGCTCAAGCCTCCTTGACCTGCTTGGCCGGGATCTGCAAGTACCACCGCTCGCCGTCCGCAGGGTGGCAGCGGTGCCGGAACTCATGCACGCCCACGGGGTCCATCGCGTCGTCGCAGTAGCTGCCCATGTACTGCCAGACCTCGCCCGTGTCCTCGTCCTCGCACTCGGTGTTGCCCTTCCACTGCCCGGGCTGCAAGCCGGCCAACTCAACCCAGACCCGCGTCCACACCTTGGAGTCCCGCTTCAAGTGCCAGAAAGTCATCTCGCCCAACTTGGTCGCCATCTCACACCTCCTGTTTGGTTTCCGTCTCCGTCTCCCTCTCACGCCTTGGAGTATTGCAGATCTGACGTTCCTTGTCAACCCCCTATCAGGTGCGCCACCGCCGCCCCGTGAGCACGTTGACCACCGTGGCGTTGGTGCCAAAGGCCGCTCGCATCTCGTACTGCTCCTCCGCAGAGGGCTGGCGGTCGCGTTCGGCTGCGAGGTACTCGTCCAAGAACTGGCGGGTCTGCGCCTCGTAGGCGACCCGCTGGGCCTTGGGGCACTCGACGTAGGCGTTCTGGTAGACCTCGGTCGGCACCACCCGACCGTTGGCGTGCCAGTACCGCACACCGTCTCGCTCAAACGCCAGCCCCGTGTCGGCCAATCGCTCGCGCATGTTGTCCACGTCGCGCTTGAGCCACACCGGCATGTCCTTGGGCGTCTCCATCAGCTTCAACGTCTCCATCTCGCACCTCCTTGTTGGTTTCCGTCTCCGTCTCCCCCTCTCACGCCTTGAACAACGACCGCACGAACTGCTTGGCCTCCTTGAGAGTCGCGAACGTGCCCGTGTACTCTTGGCCGTGGGCGTCCTCCACCTCGACGCTGTAGTCCTTGATCACATACCGCGCCGGCTGCAAGCTGAAGGAGTACAACCCTCGCTGGTTCTCGTTGATCACGTTGCCGGTCACTAAGCCGACCGACTTGCCATCGACCATCACCCACCACTCCCTGTCCTCGTCCCGGCGCGCGCCCTGCGCCTTGTCGAACTCAACCATCTCACACCTCCCGTGCGTTCAGCAGGCGGGCAAGCTCTCGCGCCGCCTTGCGTGTGTTGCCCAACGTGGTGACGAGCCGGTGGCTGTTCGATACCAGCCGCACCTCGCCGGTAGAGGCGTCCCTTGCACCCCACCGACCCATGTAGTAGCCCTTGCCCAAGTCGCTCACTCGCCACATCTCACACCTCCTGTTTGGTTTCCGTCTCGGTCAGACCTCCTCCCCTTCCTTGGGGCAGGCCAAACATACCGCCAACAACACCGTCAGCACCAGCATCTCCACCACCATCTCACACCTCCTTGTTTCCGTCTCCGTCCTCTCTCCCTCTCACGTCTAGATGGTACGAGATCTGGTATCCCTTGTCAAGTACTTTGTCGCGCACGGCCCAAAAAACACCAAGGCCCGCGCTCTCGCACGGGCCTTGACCTCACCCCTCACCTAGAAGCTGTAGTCGTAGTACTCCCGCCGGTATCCCAGCCCAAGGGTCGTGCCGCTCTTCATCGAGGAGCCTTCCCGCACCCACTCGCCGTTCTTCCGCAGGGTGAACGCCTCGGTTTCCCCCTCGGGGTTGGCCTCGTAGGTGTAGCTCTGGCAGTCGCTCATGCCGTAGGTGTCTGCCCGCGTGGCCTTGTCCCGCTGCCACACCAGCCGCTTGCCCTTGACCTCCACCACCGTGCCCGCGTGCCGGTCGCTCCACAGCAGCATGGTCGCGCCCATGCCGACCTCGGGGGTGGGGTTCTTGCTCCGACTCGCCAGCAGATTCATCATGCTACCGTACTTCATCTCACACCTCCTGTTTGGTTTCCGTCTCCGTCCTCTCTCCCTCACCTCACGCCTAGAGTATTGCAGAACTGACGTTCCTTGTCAAGCCCCTCACGCAAGGTTGTCGATTGCGTTCCACACCTCGTCCGCGAACTTGTCGCCGCGCCAGTGGTTGCTGTAGGGGTCGGTTGGGTCGCCGCCGCTGGCCAGCAGGCCAATGTCCAGCACGCTCAGGACGCGGTCCTCGCGGGTCAGTTTGTCGCCGCTCTCGGTCGTGCATGGCACCGTGGCCAGCATCTTGCGGTCCTTGCCGTCGTCGTCCTTCCAATCGAACGTGACGAGGTAGAAGGGCCAGCCGCCCACACCGTTGCGGTGGTAGTTGACCTTGGCGTTTGTGATCTTGATCTCCATCTCGCACCTCCTCGTTGACTTCCGTCTCCTCTCTCACCTCACGCCTAGAGTATTGCAGAACTGACGTTCCTTGTCAAGCCCCTGCGTCGTCGCCGTCAAAGAGTTCTCGCAGCAGGTCGTAGCTCGCCTCCTGCGCCTCGCGCAGGGACTTGAAGTTGCCAAAGTGGGCGATCATGCTGTCGTCGCGGGCGCGCTCCCACAGGCCAAAGCCGCGCAGGTCGGGGTTTTCCCAATCGGTCTGGTTGTAGATCACCAGCCAGCGCAGTCGCTCGCCCCACGGCGTGTCGGGGGCGACCTCCACCACACCCAGCCCGTAGCGGTTGACCTCTGGGAAGTAGCGCCAGCGCACAGGCCGCTTGGCGTTCTTGAGCGTGATCGGTGGCAGGTGCTTCATCTCACACCTCCTCGATGGTGCAGTTCTCGTCAATGACCAGCGCCCACACCGTCTCGCAGTAGGCGTCGGTGTTGCCCAGCCGCAGGTGCTCTGCCGCCAGCACCATCATCGTCGCGATGTAGCCCTTGGTGTCGCCCAGCAGCTTGTGCGTCTCTGCCAGCAGTTCCAGAGCCTTGAGGTCGTCCCCAGTGTTTTCCATCTCACACCTCCTGTTTGGTTTCCGTCTCCGTCCTCTCTCCCTCACCTCACGCCTAGAGTATTGCAGAACTGACGTTCCTTGTCAACCCCTAGTCCTCTTGGCAGAGGTCGCGCTGGTCCCACGCCTTGGGGCAGTCCCGCGCTCCGCAGAGCGGGCAAGCCCGACCGCCCACCTTCCCCTGCGCCATCATGCGCCGGATGGCTTGGCCTCGCGGCAAGTCGGGTGCTCGCAGGTAGCCGTAGACGCACATCACACCGTCCACCGTGAAGGGCCGTCCGATGCGCTCCACGAACTCGACCTTGGTCGTGCCGTCGCGCTTGGTCACGGTCACCGCGCACCCGGGCTGCACCGTGTGGGCGGGGCCGAAGGCCACCCAAGCCCCGTCCTGCGTCTTGCGGTAAGTCACCTTCTCCATCTCACACCTCCTGTTTGGTTTCCGTCTCCGTCCTTCACTTCACGCCCCAGTTGGCAGCCCAAGCCTCGACCACCCACCGCACCTTCTCGCAGTAGTCCTCGTACTTGTGAGCCTTGAAGTCTTCCATCGCCACTGCGTGCAGGTGCTCCAAGCAATCCTTGAGGTTCCGCGCCTCCCAGAAGGGGTCGTTGTTTTGGCGATCCTTGTTGGCTTGTTCCAGCAAGTGCTTGAGCTTGCTTGCCCCCGGCCAAGTTTCCGCCTCTGCCCACTGCTTCTCCATCTCACACCTCCTCGTTGGCTTCCGTCTCCTCTCTCCCTCTCACGCCTTGGAGTATTGCAGATCTGACGTTCCTTGTCAAGTGTCTGGGCGCAAGAGTCCCGACCCCGCACACTCGCGCACGGGGTCGGGACTTGGCCCTCTCAAGATGGAGTCGCTACAAGGGGCGCTTGCACTTGGGGCACACCGCGAGCTTGCGCGGGTGGATGCCCAGAACGTGACACCGCTGCTGGATGGCCCCGGCGGTGCGTCCCATGTCGGTGGCGACGTATGCGTACCAATCGCACTGCCGACGCAGGTGCGTGTGCTCGATGTGCCCGCGCAAGCGGGCGTCGTCCTCGGGCTTCCAGCGGGGCTTGATCATGGCGCTCTCGCCAGCCGCAGCACCTCGGCGGCGTAGCCGCGCCCACACTTGCCATGCACACCCGCGTTGCCGCAGTTGTACGCAGCCAGCGCGCAGCGCAGCCGACCGCCACAGCGGTGCTGCCAGTAGGCCAGCGCCCGCCGGCCCTCTGCACGGCCTACTGGCGGCAGGTGCAGGAGCCACGGGTGCTTGCGGACGGTCGGGGTAGCAAAGCGCGGGTTCACCTGCCACAGGCCACGGTGGACGCCGTTGCGGGCCATCGGGTTGCCCCGGCTCTCGACGTACTCCAGCGCCTGCTCAAGTGGTGCAGGGTGCGCGGGCTGCGCCAAGAGGATGGCCAAGGCTGCCAAGCCGATCACGCCGGCTCCGCAGTGACCTCGACGAGGTCAGCGGGGTAGCGCCAAGTCAGCGGCTTGGGTTCTTTCGAGTAGGCCACGTTGGCGACCGGGATCAGCGCCGGCACCTGCACGGGGCGACCCTGCGGCCCGGGCATCGACATGGTCGGATCCATGACCACCCAGCCGTTGACGCGGCCCTCGGCCTCGTTGCCCTGCGTAGGCAGGCTCACCAAGAGGCCCAGCGACAACTTGGGCGAGCCGATCACGTTGGGGTCGGCCCATGTGATCACCACCACCTCGCCCGGGCGCGGCAGGCGCGACGGCTTCTCGCCGTCCACCGCGTACTGCGACGACTGCACCTCCTCGCGCTGCTCCTGCTGCTTGGCGATCCCCTTCTTCAGTTCAGTCAGCTTGCCCACTTCACCCTCCTACACCAACCCCGCAGCGGGGCTGTCCTTGAATGCCTCCTGCTCACGGACGTAGCGGTACAGCACCTCTAGCGTCTTGTGGCCGGTCACGGCTTGGATCGACTTGACTTGCTTGCCGGCGCGAACCGCCGACGTCACCAGCCCCGCCCGCAGGCTGTGGCCGCTGAACCGGCCCTCGACGCCCGCCCGCTTGGCTGCCTGCTGGACCATGTTGGCCAACTGGCGGTCGGTCAGCGCCCACGGGCGCACGTCGTAGCCGTCAGGCGTCACCGTGCGAAACAGCGGGCCGTCTTTCACACCCGACGCCTCCAGCCAAGCCTTCAAGTTGCGTACTGGGCAAGTCTGGAGCCATGCACCGTAGGGCACCGCGATGGTGCGGCCAAGACCTTCTTGGTCGGTCTTGCTGCGCCGGATGGTGACCTTCAGCCCTTCAGGGACTTCAGCCACGTCGGCCACGTCGAGCGCCACAATCTCGCTGCGGCGCATACCGCCCACCCAGCCCATGGTCAGGATGGCGCGGTTGCGGAGCGTGCGGAGGCGCTCGCGCTCCAGCGGCTCGGGCAAGCTGTCCACCATCGAGCGCAGGTGGTGGGGCAGGATTGCCTCGACCTGCTCGGGCGCGATACCGACCTTGCGCCGGATGCCCTGATACACCAGCCGCACGGCGCGGTCTTCCCGGGGCGACGGCAGGCCCTTGGTGTCGAACGCTTTGGTGATGGCGCACAGGGCGATCGAAAGTGTGCTCACCTTGGCACCCTCGTCGGCCAGCCACGCGAGATAGATCGCGATCTGCCCCCGGGGGCCATACGGATCGAACTGCCGTTCGTCGCACCACCGCGTGAACTTGCGCCACGCAGCGGTGTATGCCTTGCGGGTGTTCTTGGCCAGCGCCTCCTCGGCGTAGCTTGCCGCGCTTTCGATCTCTTCGCGGCGGGCCAGCACGCCTTCAGCGACTGGCACCAAGTCGGTCGTTTCGTCCATCACTCACTCCACAGGCGCACAACGCCAGCACACGCCCTTGGGAAAACCGCAGGGGCAACGGTCCACTGGCGGCTTTGGCGGGCAGACATGCTGTACCGCCTCCCCCAGCGTGCGAAGTGGTGCGCGACAGTAGGCGCACACGAAGTCGGGCGGCAGCGCCGGGACGCAAGGTCTCATTCTTCCAGCCCGTGGTTCTTGATCAAGCGGTTGAGATTCTTGTTCTCGTAGCCGTCCTTAGCCCAGCCGCTGCCGTGGAAGTGGGCCTTGACCGCGCCAAATACCACCTGCGCCTCGCCGCCGCACTTCTCGCACGGCGGGCGGGGGTCGTTCATCTTGGCCACGCCTTCCCAGCGGTGGCCGCAGGCGTTGCACTTGTAGTCATACGTCGGCATCGGTCGTCTCCTTAGCTTCGGCCTCGGTCTTCTCGCGCCACTTGGTGGCGCAGGAGCAGTGGATGGAGTACCCGTTCATACGGTTGTGGTAGTAGTCGTCGCTTGGTCGAACCAAGCCGCCGCAGCCCTGCGGCTTGAAGCAGTAGCTGGTGAACATGGCGTTGAAGTGCCGCCGCCAGATGCCGCTTGTCTGCTTGGCCAAGAAGGCCATGTTTTCCTGCTCGTCTGAGAAGGTGAGGTTCACGGCTTCACCACCTTGGTCGTCGTGCCCGCAGGCGGGTTGATCAGTACGCTCTTGTTGTGGTGCCGGACGGCAAAGCCGTGGTCGGCGTCGTCGGGCTTGTCGTTGACCAGCGCGTTGAACACGTCGCGGGCCTCGTCGAAGGTTGCGTAGTCGCCCCACGTCGCGGTGGGGTCGAGGTCTTGGTCGATCTGCACAACCTCGAACGGTAGCTTCTTCACCCGACACCTACCTGCACGACGCGATGGGTGTGATCACCGTCTGGGCAAGCCACCGCCGCTGTCGGCACCCGCAGCGACTCCTTGCGGCAGCGGTCGCTCACGTCGGCCAAGGCCACTTCTAGCGCACGGTGCAAGTTCTGCACCCGCTTGGGGCTGACGTTGGGCAGGCGCTCTGCGTTCTGAAGACTGCGACGCAGCTTGTCGACCCGGGCGCACTCGGGACGGGCTGCTTCAAGGCAGATCTCGGACAGCCAGCGGTCAAACATCTGCGCGGCCTCGGCCAACACTACTTCGTCCACCAGTTCTTTGCTCACTTGGTCTCCTTGGTCGGCGCTTTGGCCAGCTTGGCATAGTAAGCCGCAACCCGGGCGAGGTGCTTGCGAATCTTACGGACGACCTCCAGAGGCGTCCGACCAGAAGCGACGTAGTCGCCTTCGAGCGGGTCTTCGTCCCAGCATGCGTACCACTTGGCAAGAGTCGTGGTCTTGTCGGCAAGCTGTGGGAAGTCGAACCCATCGCGCACCACAAGCTCGCAGCCGATCGGCTCGTCCTTGTGCATGGGCCAGTAGTCCTTCCACGGGTGCTTCTTGGGGATCATGTACATGCGCCCGCCGCCGATAACGTCGTAGCGCACCTGCCACCCGGGCAACTCTTTGGCTGCACGCCTGAGCGCCCGCATCTGCCCCGGCGTAGCACACCGACACGGCAGCCAGTCACCAAAGCCCACCTTGGGGCTGTGACACACCTTGCACCAGACCACTGCCGGCTGGGCGAACTCCTCCTCCACCACCCTCTTTGCTGCCTCGATGTCCACGTCTCACCTCCTCGCGCCCGTGTATAGCCCGGGGCGCGTTGCTCGTCAACTGCACCCACCAAAGGACTTCCGACAATAGAGGCTATCGGAATACCCCTAGTTTTGCAAGCTAGGTGACACAAGAACTCAGTTGCCCTACCAAACGACGCACACACTTGCCCTAGGACGGGCGCTTTTGCATGCGGGCGGGTCTTGGGTCGTCTCGTTTGGGGGGCTGTTGTCGAAGTCGGCGCTCTGGTAGTCTTGCGGGCATGAACTGGAAGAAGCTCGCAATCGGCGTTGCTGCTTGGGAAGGTGGCTGGTGGGCCATTCGCAACGGCAAGCGTGCGACCATGTACAAGCAGGCAGAGGCGCTTGCGAAGCGTCTTGGCAAGCCGTTGGTGGTGGTCGGGGCACCAGACCTCGGGGCAACCTCGGGGCCGGGGTGTGGCGACTTGGTGATCGACATCGCTCCCAGCCGCTGCCCCAACTCGATCCAAGCTGACATCTGCAAGCAGATCCCGCTGCCCGACAACTCCTGCGTGGTGTTCGTGTCGTGTGTGCTGGAGTATGTGGACGACGCAGACGCTGCCATGCGCGAACTGCAACGGGTGTCTGGCGGCAACCTGTACGTCTGCCGCGTCGAGCCGTGGACTCTGACGGCTTATCTGTACCCGGGAGCCAAGCGCACGCTCAAGCGTGACGTACTGCCGACGTTGTCGTTGCCGCCAGTTCGCTGACAAGGTAGGCTTGCGAGCGCGAGGTGGTCGATGCTGGACATGTCGAGGTCGCTTGAACCGCATGAGAAGGGAGGGTCGGCCCCTCTTCCGTCGCAAGTTGCCGCCAACCGGCTCTTGAGCGGCACGCCGGGGGCGCTGATCGACGTTCTGGTCTGGTCAACCTTGCGGGGCTTCGTCATCGCTGGTGGCTTGCACCTTGCGGGCGAGCGCGAGCACCTGTGGAAGAAGGCAGCGTATGCCACGCTGGCCATCGAGATCTACGTCATCCTCTGGACGGCGGCGCACCAGCGGAAGTGAGAGGGGAACATGGCCACGAAGCAGTCGAAGAAGTACGCCAAGGTGCTGATCAACGTGTTCCCGTCCGACGCTGGGCGCGGCTGGGAGATCAGTGTCGCCTACCATGACAAGCTGAACGGCCCCGTCGTGCGTTGGGACACCGAAGAGTTCGACACCTTCAAGCGCAAGTCCAGTGCGATGCACATGGCCAAGAGCGTCGCCGCCACAGCCATGCACAACAACTGGGCAGGCCAAGCCTCGGTCTTGGACTTCACGCACGGTGTCGGTCACTACGTCCTGACGCTTGTGCGCGAACCGAAGCACAAGCCCTACCCTTGGCGCGAGATCGAGTATTGACCGTGGCCAAGATCCCCTCCCGCTACCTGACTGGCCTCACGGGTGCAGCCCGCGAGCAGCGCAAGCGAGAGATCTTGCGCGAGCGGGAACGAGGCACCTACCTGCCCCTGCCCAGCGACGTCGGCGTCAAGACCCGCCGCAGCAAGTGGTCGGTGCGGTTTGAGAACGCCTACGGACGGCGACCGCGCAACGTGACCGACGTGGCGCATCTGACCGGCATTGACCGCCGACTGCTCCAGCAGGTCTACGACCGGGGGCTGGCGGCGTGGTCGACTGGCGGGCACAGGCGAGGGGCGAGCCAGCACGCTTGGGCCATGGCGCGGGTGCAGTCCTTCGTCCTTGGGGGGCCGACTGCGTATGGGCCAGACCGATTGTTGGCCTTGCAAGCTGGGGTCGTGCGGGGGTAGTCTCCAGCTATGCCCACCTCTCCTGACCAGTACAACGCAAGCGAGCAGGCCGCAGGGCGGCTGACCCAAGCCATGCTTGACGTGGCGGCAGCGGCGGGTGGCATCGTTGCCGTGCAGCGCAAGTACGGTCTAGCGGCTGACGGCAAGGCTGGCCCCGCGACCCAGCGGGTGTTGGCGGCGCTGTACTCGGGCATCACGCCGATCCCCACGGGGCGCAGTGGCGTCGAGTTCACCTACGGCAAGTTCAACTACAAGGAAGGCCAAGGCGGGCGCATCATGATCGACCCCGCTTGGGTGCGGGCCAACATCATGTCGGCCAAGCTGCACACAGGCAAGACAGTGCAGTTCCATGTGCTGGCGGCGGTGGAGTTCGCGCAGTTGTTCGCGGCGGCGTGTGCGACCTCGGGTTACACTCCTGCCAGCGTGCAGACGTTTGTGCCTCGGCACACCCTGTGGGATCCCGCCAAGTCGTTGAGCCTGCATAGCTGGGGCATCGCCGTGGACTTCGACCCGCCGTCCAACCCCATGGGCGGCAACAACAGCAAGCTCCGCACACCAGAAGGGCAAGCGTTTGTGCGGGTGTTCACGGATGCGGGCTGGACGTGGGGCGGCGACTGGAAGATGAAGGACGACATGCACTTCCAGCGTGCCTGCCCATGATGCGACTCTTGCCGATCCTTGTGCTCGGCGGCTGCTGCCTGCCGGTCAAGCCCTGCACCGTCTACCTACGCAACGACGGGGGCGCAACCAAGCGCCCCTTCTACGCGGTCGAGGTCTGCGACGGCAAGCCACCGCGTGTGCTGTGCGACAGTCCGACGCCCCTGCCGACGCCTACCTGCCCCACTGCCACGTCGAGGTGACCATGGACATCTGCCAAGCTCCTGAGTGGATCCAGTACGCAGTGCTGGGCCTTGCCGTCTTCCCGCATGTGCTGACGCTGGTGCCGACGCAGTACCGTGCCACTGCCTCGACCGTGTTCAAGGTGCTCGACTTGGTCGCTGCCAACTACGGCCACTGCAAGAACGCCAAGGTCGTGGACGAACAAGACAAGACGACGCCCCGGCCCTAGAAGAGCGCAGGCTGCTCGACCCCGTCGAACAGGGGGTTGTGCAGGCGCTCATACATGCGAGCGCGGGCCTTGGCGTAGGTGGCGGGATCAACCTCCGCACCCACAGCCTTGCGTCCCTCGATGGCAGCAGCGAGCAGGGTCGTGCCAAAGCCCGCGCACAGGTCGATGATGCGGTGGCCGGGGTTGCTGTAGTCGCGCACGATCTGCCGCATGACCTCCAGCGACTTGCCGCCCTGCATCTTGTCGTTAGTCCTGTGGGTGACGTAGGCCCCCGGCAGCGAGCGCCACTTGAGGAACTCGGCCCCACGCGGACGTGCGACCACCATCATGGTGGCCCAGCACGCTGGCCCGTCGCCCGCCAGACGCACCGTGCGGTTCGTCTCGACCAAGATGACCGGCGCGAACACCAAGTACCCCTGCGCTTGCAACTCGGCTTCCCAGATCGGAAACAGGATGTGGTCGGTCAGGCTCACCACCCAGTGCCGGACGTGGGTCTTGGCCCACGCGCAGACCTCGCGGATCTCGTCCACGCCCCAAGAGGCGAAGCTCTCACCAACTGCCCTGCGACTGCTGCCGTGAAGATCCCCTTGGCTGTGCTCATACTTGCTGGCATGGACGCGGTCGCTGTAGGGTGCGTCGATGATCAGGTGATCGGCCCCCTCGTCGGCCACGGTATCCTGCCAGCGCCCCTGATACAGGCGCACGTTGTGAATCGCTCCCACTTCATCCCCCTTCTCAGTTTGCAAACACCTTGACCGCCCCACAGTGGGTGCAGCGGTCGTCCAGACCGTAGGCGTGGTAGCGCCGGGGCGAGATGCACGCTGGCACCCGCTTGGGCGGTAGCTTGGCGCGGCGCTCTCGCTGGTAGCAGGCCCAGCAGGTCGTCTTGAACGCAATACTGCGGTCTTTGCCGCACTTGTCGCAGGTCACGGCAGCACCTCCCACGGCGCGGGCTGGTCAGGGAACATGTCCGGCCAGTCGGTGTGGTGGCCGATCAGATTCTCGACCAAGTCGAGCGCGTCTTGGGTGGCGCGGAATCCCGCAGCCACACGCAGGAATGGCTGCTCGTCGCCTGCCAGTCGGGCGTTCTCGGCCTGCTGCAACTCCCAGTCCCACCGGCTGCGTACCTCTTTCAGCACTTCGCGCAACTGCAACAACTTCTCAGTGTCCAAGGCAACCTCCCGACGCACCAAAGCCCCGGGGGGCGCATCCCCGGGGCCTTGGGCTGGACTAGCAGGGAGAGTGCCGCTGCTAGTCGATCTCAAGCCCCGCGACCGGGGCAGCCAGCAGGCGCTCGCCTGCGTCCGTCATCGGAGCGCCGTCGCGCACCCGACCCAACTCCTGCACCATGAAGCTGTTCACGTCGGTCAGCCGGTCGACCACCTGCGCGGGCACGCCCCGCTTGCACCCCTCGGTGAAGGCTTGGTACACGCCGTACATGTTGCGCCCGAAGCCGTGCAGGTTCTCCCGCCACGCTTCCATGGCGAGCGTCACCTGCTGCGGCTTGACCACATCGTGGCCCAGCGCACGGCCCATGATCTCGTAGCCCCGGTCCTCGTCCACATCGATCAGCCGCATCTGGTGCCACAAGTCCGTCAGGCTCTGGTGGGCCTTCACGCTGCCCTGCACCGCCGTGTCGCAGAGGTCTTGGATGTCTTGCAGCACATTCTTGGTGTGCTTGCGCTGGATGAACATCGCGTCCCCACTCAGGGCGAGGTTGTCGCAGACGAACACTCGCGCCCCGCCAACGTAGGCCACCTTCAGCGTCTTGTTGTAGCTGTTGCGGCCCGCGATGGTGAAGCCCTGCTCCCTGCCCGTGTCGTAGGTCAGGGCGAAGAAGAACTGCATCCCCTCTTGGTTGAGGCCGTACTGCTCCGACCGCAGCTTGTAGCCCAAGCGGTAGTCCACGATCTCTTTGGCCAAGTCCACCACCTGCCCGTGTCCGACCGGCTGGTAAGTCGCAGTCGCCTCGGGCTTGTACACCAGATCCACCTGCTCGCGGGTCACCAGTTCGCCGCCGCAGTGAAGCATCATCGTCGCCATCTTTACCTCCATCTCCGTCTCGGTTTCCACTTCCTGCCAGCACCCTGCTGACACCCTTGGTATAGTCGATCTGAGCTTTCTTGTCAACCCCTAGTTGTACTGCGCCTCGACGTCCAAGTCGTCGTCCCACGCGGGGACCATCGAGTGCGCCACCCCGTCCACGATCAGCCAGCGCACGCGCCCGCCGATCTCCAGAACGTCGTGGGCCAGCTTGGTCGTGCAGGGTGCCACGCTCAGGGCGAGCGCGAACCCCGGGATGCCCTGCGCTGCCGCGTCGGCCAGCGCGTCGGTGCGGTCCTCGCCCAAGCCCCAGATCGCCCCGTTTCCGTCGTATGCAATGAACATCTCACACCTCCTTGGTTGACTCAGACCGCCAGCGGCAGTTGGTTGCTGGTCTGCCCTTGCGCCTGCTCGGCGCGGCGCTTCTGCGAGTACACAATGTCGCGGAACCGCTCGGTGGACATGCGCTTGATCCACGCCGTCTGCTTCTCTGCCGTGCAGTTGATCCGCACGCCCTTTGCCGCCTGCGCCGCCGTCCAGTAGGCGTCGGCCTCGTCGGGCTGCAAGAACTCGCTCAACCGCTGGTAGAACTCCAGCCGTGCGTGGAACTCGGGCAGGGTCTTGTCGGTCAACTCGGGCACGCCCAAGACCATCATGATCAGGCCAAGGTTGTACTGGATCGCGCCATCGTTGCGGATCTGCGCGTCAGCCGCGCACTTGCTGGTGTCAACGTAGAGAGCCATCTCACACCTCCTGTTTGGTTTCGTTGTCCGTCTCGTCTTGCTCAGTCACCGATCGAGAAGTAGTCGGTGGCCACCGCCAGCGTCACCGTGCGCCCGTCGTCCTCCACCTTGCGGTCCTTGCCGCGAGGGTTGGGGAAGAGCGCGAAGAACCGCTGCTCTGCCGCCTCTGCTGCGCGTGTTGCCTTCTGGTTGCCGTCGTAGAACGCCGACTTGCGGTAGCTGACGTACCAACCCACCTCGTCGCCCCACGCCTGCTGGTCCAGCGTCCGACCAAAGCCCTCCAGAGTCAGAGCGCGGTCCAAGCCAACCTTGCTGCACTCAACTTTGAGGATGCCGGCCACGTTGCCCAGCATCTCCAGCACCCGCTCGTTGCTGGCATCGTCGATCTTGAAAGGAGTCTTGGTGTATCGCATCTCGCACCTCCTGTTTGGTTTCCTTCTCCCTCTCCACTCTCCCTCTCACCTCACGATTGGAGTATTGCAGATCTGACGTTCCTTGTCAAGTACCCTACCCCCGCAACGCGCAGATCAGCACGTCGAAGGCGTAGAGCAGCACCGCCCCGCAGCCCAGCACCACCACCTCTTCCACCAGCCGCATCGGCCCCTCGTCCTTCTTCATGCGACCCCCTTGACCACCACCGCTCGGATGGCCTCGACCGTGTGCAGCGAGTCGCGGCGACCCTCGCCCCGACTCACGCGCACCTTGACCTTCTTGGGCGTGCCACGGCAGATGCTGTCCACCGTGCCCACGGCGTACTTGTCGCCGGTCCAGATCCGCACAGCGTCCCCCCGCGCAATCGGCGGCGCAGCGTCCGACAACGGCAGGCTCGCCTGCGGCTTGCTCGGGCGCTCGGGCTGCTCCACACGGGCAGGCGCATCCAGCACCCGCAAGACCGTCTTTGCCACCTCCACCAACAACGTCTTGATCTCCTTGTCCATCTTCACCTCCAGCCGGGATGGTATCACGCCTAGAATAGCTTGTCAAGCAGCTTGCCTGTTGCCTCTGTTGCCCTTCAGCGGTAGGCTTGGCGTCGGAGGTAAGCAATGAAGCGAGTTCTTTGGTGTGTGATGCTACTGGCCGCGTGCAACAAGGCTGCAACTGCTGGCTCGGATGCTGTCGCTGACGCAGTCGTTGAGGCTGTGGCCGACGCTGCGAGTGAGGCTGTGGACGTGCCGGTGGCGGTCAGTCCTGCGGCGGCGGTCAGCCCCTCGGATGCTGCCAGCGAGACGACGGGGACCAAGTGAGCCGCCCCGATTGGACCAGCAAGACTAGCGTGGTCGTTGGCATCGTGACCTTGCTCCTTGGGGCTGCCGGCATTATCACGACAGTGGCCATGTACCAAGGTCGGATCGAAGAGCGCGTCAATCAGGTCGACAAGCGGCTGGAGCGCATCGAGGTCAAGATTGACTTGATCGCCCCGCCGACTGTGAAGCTCGTTCAGCGTTAGGAAAAGCTCTTTGCCTTACGCAAAGGTCTGAACAATCGAGCCAGATTCCAAGTAGGTAGGCTCGATGCTTGACACCAGATACTGCTTGCGGAGCACGCTGGTGGTGTGTCCCAGCCGACCGGCTACGACGCCTAGCGCCGCGTTGAACTCGGCCTTGAGCACCCTCCTCACGTCCCTAGACTTGAGCGTGCTCAGGTCAGGCCCGGCGCGACGTGCGAGGCGAAGTTCCTTTTGCATTTCAGTGTTTGCACCAAAGGTGCGAAGATCTTTGGAGCTAATGTCAAAGCTATCGAGGTAGCGATTGACCGCAGACGCTGACACTCGCATGAGCTTGCCGCCCCGGCGCGTGCAACCCTTGGCCTTGCGGGAGAGCGCCCGCACCAGCGTCGGGTTGTCCACCTCTTTGGTCTGGTGGACGCCGCTCTTGCCGATGTAGTCGATCACGGCCTTGCGCCCGTCCACCGACAGGTGGCGGCACTCCCAGCCGGTCACTCCGTAGTGGCCCTCCTTGGCAGACTCGGGGTTGCCGGGGCGCTCGTAGGTGGCCAAGATCAGCCCCGCCGCCAGCGCGGTGTCGTCGCCCTTGGCCACGTCGCGCTCGATGGCTTGGCGCAACTGGGCTTCCTTGTGCTTGAGCGCCTCGATGCGTTGGGCCTTCTTGGCGTGGCGCAGGGCCACGTCCTCCTCGCTGTAGACGTATTGGTAGCCCTTGCCCCCCGGTGGGATGAACTTGTCGATGTAGGGGTTGCGGACCTTGGTGGCGTTCAATCGCATGAACTTGGCCGCAGTGCGGAAGGCTGCACGCCTCGACACATGCACCCGCTTGCCGTCCGGCCCTTCAAGCACGCGGGCAACGGTGCCGCCATAGTAGCCGCGCTTTGCTTGTGTGGGGTCAAGCACGGGTCCGACTTCAACGTACCATCCCTTGCCTCGCTGCATGACGAAGAGCCGCGAGCCTTCCCGCGTGAAGGCTTGCGCGGAAGAGGTCAGCCGCTCGACGTCCCAGCCGGACTCGCGTGCGATGCTCGCAAGAACCGCAAGCTCTCGCGAGTTGTGCTTTGCAAGCTGCTCTGCTGCTCGCAAGTTCTCCCTCTCGATAGCTTCCAGCATCGCGTCGGGGTTGCGGACCTTGGCAGCAGAGGGTCGCCAAAACATGGTGGGTGCCCACGGTACGGCCTTGCCATGCTCGTACTTGGATGGCTTGGACCGGCGCAGCACGAACGCCTTGGCGGGGTAGCCGCCAGCACGCAGCGCCTGCTCGGCCTCTTGCGCGGTGTCGAACACGGCAAGCACGTCGGGCTTGCTCTTGCGAGTCGCGATCGTGTACTCGACATTTGGCTTGCTGCCCAAGTAGACGTCGATCGAGCGGTCGTTGGGCAGGCACTGCTTGGTCTGCATGTCCACGAAGCAGGGCGGGTTTTGGCTGTAGCGGCACGGTCGCCAGCCTTTCGACAGATCGACCTGCTCAAGGCTCTCTTGACCGTACACCCAAGCATGGACGTTGCGCCGCCCAGCCTTTGGCCCCTCGCTGTACTCTCGGTGGCCAGCGGGGGCGTACTCAAACGTCGCCCCCAGCATGACCACCGACATGGCCTTCTTGTCACGCGCTCGCCAGCCTTCCGGCTTCTTGGCGTCGATGGTGTAGCCGCCCGTGTGCAAGTTGAAGTGCGTGCGCGTCTCTCCCGCCATCGCAGGCGGGTGATCGAAGTGGCTCTGCGGGTACTTGGCGACCCACGCCTTCTGCGCGGGTTGGCGCGGGTTGCGCTGGGTGTAGGCATTGGGGTTGCGACGGCCTGCCATGCTCTCTCCTACGAGTACCAGTTCTTGCCGATCACCTCGATCTGGCCCTTGTATTTCTCGCGCATGGACTGCATCAGGTGGCCGATCTCCTCCTGCATCATCTTCCCGAAGTCAAGCAGGGTCAACTGCGGGTTGAGGTCGATCAGGGTCTGGATCAGCTTGCGGGCGAGCTTGCGCCCGCGCATGTCGCCGCGAACGTGCAGGTAGTCGATGTAGATCCACTGCGGGCTGCCGTCGTAGTGCCAATCGAGGAACGCCACCGCGTGCGGCGGTGCGCCCGGGATCACCTCGTCCAGCACGGGCTTCTTGAGCTTGCCCCCGCGCTTTGACCACCGCCGCCAGACCTCCTTGGTCTTGTAGTATTCGGTGCCCGGGGCAGCGTCTGGTGCGTCGAGGTCGATCGCCACCAGCCGCTTCTTGCCGTGATGCTTGCTGCCGAAGTAGGTCAGCGGCGAGTAGCCCGCGTCCACCACCTCGGCGGGGTTGCGCTCGATGCCCCATCGCTGGTATCGCTTGGCAAGGCGCTTTAGGGCTTTTTCCGCTTCTTTCAACGTCGAGAAGGTGCCAACAACTCGCCCCGCGAAGAAAGCCCCGGCTCTTTCGTACCAAAACCCTTCCATAACATAGTAGTATTGGTACTTTTCCGACACTGGGGGGGAGATGTAACCGTACAGATCGATCCCATCAAGCAGGTACTCGGATCGCAGTGGGGCATAGGTAATCTTACAGCGCGGGGGGAGTTTACCCCCCGCGCTGATGTGCTTGAGCTTGACGGCAGTGAGCTTGTTGAGGTCGTCGGAAGAAAGCTGACCAGCCATGACTCGCTCCTAGCTCAGGCCAGTGTCGCCGTCGTCGGCGCTGCGCGAGCGCAGGTAGCTCGACAGGGCCTGCTCAAACGCCTTGGCGTCGATCTGCACGGGGTTGCGGACAGGGTTGCGGCGCGGGTTGAGCTTCAACTCAGCCTTCTGCGGGTACTTGGAAACGAACGACTCCAGCAGCATGGGCTTGAACACCTGCGGGCGCTGGTGCGACTCCTTGGACGCGACCAGCCGCGCAGGCGTCTCGGTGGTGTCGAACAGCGTCCAAGCGTCGGCGCGGTTGGCGATCTCCGCGAAGTTGTACGGGATGCTGGCGTAGGCTTCTTGGATGACGTAGTCGGGGACGTAGCGACCTGACCGCTCGGCGCGGTCGAGCGCCCGGGGCACTGCAACGCTGGGGTCCACATGGACGTAGATCAGCCGCACAGAGTAGCCAGCGTCGTGCAACTGGTCGATGATCCGTGCGTACTTGGCGGCGTTCTTGCCCGTGCCGTCGTAGACCAGATTGCAACCGCGCTGGATCGCCGTCGCCAGTGCGGCCTCGGCCAACTCGCTCGACTCGTCATGCACCATCGAAGCGGCGTTGCGAGCATGGGCTTCAATGGCCACCAGATACTCGGGCAAGAGGCCCTTGATCGCATCGCTGTCGATGTGGACAAAGCCGCTGGTGTCCAAGGACTTCAGCGCAAACGACTTGCCCGAAGCGGGGCCGCCCATCGTCATGATGGCCTGCTTTTTCTTGTCCTTGGTGCAGTCGCTCAGGACCTGCTGCAAGATCTTCTTGTGCAGCTTCTTGCGCTCGGGCTTGAAGTTGGGACCACCGTAAGACACGAAGGTGTCGTTGGGCAAGCCGGGGACGTACTCAATCCACTGCCGCGTCTCAGGGTTCCGCAGGCGCATCCGTCGCAAGGGTCGTCCAGCCATCTATTCCCCCAGCCTGTCCAAGATCTCGTTGCACCACTTGCGTCCAGCGTCGCCACCCCACGCGAGGTGGGCCTGCCAACCCTTGCTGGTCTCTCGCCAGCCCACGCCGCGTGAATCCACAGCATGACGCTGAAAGTAGGACCGCATCCGCTTGAGCGTGGACACGCTCACGGGCTGTCGGTTGGCCAACTGCACAGCCCTGCGGATGCCCACAGTAGTACAGCACCTTTGCGACGGCGGCAAGGACTCGCGCAGCGCCAGACCCATGCGGGCTTGGTCGGCCACGGCCTTGGGTGGGATGAAGGTGCGCGGGCTAGGGTTGGCCACCGCCGCCAGCGGCGCGGCCTCGCCCTCGACCACCAGCCTTCCTGCCCGCCGCAGGGCGTCGATCGTCGGCGTGCCGGTGGCATAGTAGACCCGGGCCAGTGGAGACAGGCTGAAGCCGCGCTCGCTGTAGCGTGGGTCGAGATCTGGCTCATGGTCCAGCGTGGTGATCTCGCTACGCACGTCGGGGCGCTTGTCCCTGTAGTGCTGCCACACGGCGCGTGCTGCGTCGCTGACCTCTTTGCGGTCGGACGTGAGGCCGCTTGCGCCCGCAGCCTCCATGACCACGTCGTACAGCAGCGGTCCCCAGCCCTTGGGGGCTTGGGCAAAATCGACGGTGTAAGGGTCGGCCTTGCCTCGCCGCCACCACGCCTTGGTGGCCATGACTCCGACGATCCTCTGCTCTCCTTTGCGTTGCAACATCGCAGAGATGTTTTTCGGCGTCTTGACCAGCTTGACCACCACCCCGGCGGGCAGGTCAGCCACGGTTCTTGCGGGGTTGCGCTGCTTCATGCTGTCTGCCTGCGGTAGAGGTAGTAGCCCAGTCCGATCAGTGCAACCGTCGCCAGACTGAGCGTGGCAATCGGGTGCTTGGCCGCAGCCAGCAGCAGGTTCTGCTTGCGCGGGTAGGGCTGCCCGCCCTTGGAGATGATCGCCTCGCTCGACACAAGGAACTGCGGGTTGGGGCGGTTGGGTGCCAGCCACTTCTTGCGCCCGTCTGGACGGTAGACGATCGACCCCTCGGACGCCTTGGGCGGGCCTTCGTTGGTCGAGTCGAGCGTCTGGAAGTTGCCGTCTGGCCCCGGTGCGATGATGACGCCTGAGTGCCCGTAGCTGCGTCCCGGTGCTGCCCCGTAGCGCACAGTCGTGCCCGGGAGCGGCTGCGAGATGACCACCCAGTTCTCGCTGCCCTTGGGATCTTTACCCGGGGCGTGCGCCCAGATGCCGCGCCGGTAGGTCGCCCACCAAGCGAAGCCTGAGCAGTCGAGGTACAGTTCTGCACCCGTGTCGGCCTCCAAGTCGGCCTTGCCCTTGCCCTTGTCGGGGCAGTCCTGCCCGATGCAGTACTTGACGTTGGCGCGGTTGTAGGCGCTCTCGGCTCGCCGGATGTAGGCGTTGAGCGCCTCGGCGTCGAGCACAAGTTCGTCCACGGCCACGGTCGGCGTGTCGTACTGGAAGCGCGGCAACTCGGGGATGGTCAAGTCCTTGGTCATCCATGCTCCTGCGAGCCGTCCATCGTCTGCGGCGGGGTCTGGGCAACGTAGAACACGTCGCCCTCCTTGTAGACCGGCGTGACGAAGCGGTTCTTTTCCAGATCGAGCTTCACCTGTGCAAGCTCGCCCTCTCGGCGCACGATCACGTCGCGGGGGAAGCGACCGGCGCGGATAGCGTCCTCGGCCTCGCGCTGCGTGGGCCACAACGCTGCTTGGTACTTGCTGCTGACCGGCTCACCGCTGGCGTCGTAGTACTGGAGCTTCTTGCCACCCAGCCGCTTGACGACGGCGTACTCGTCGAGTGCGATGCGGATCTTGGCCACCTTGAAGTCCAAGCCGACGATCGCGCCACTGTCCTTGCCGAACGTCTTGTGCAAGATCAGCCCGTCCTTGGCCCGCAAGTCGTTGCGGTCAGCGTTGAGGATCGGATAGCCCGCGAACGGCCCAGACGGAAACTTGAGGTTGTAGAACCAGTCGCCCTCAAACTCGCCGCGCAGGTTGCCCTCGCTGTCTGGACTGACGGGGAGCCTGAAGTCGTTGGGCGCAAAGCGGAAGCCCAAGTGACTGGCCGTCTCGGCTGCCCAGAACTCGCGCTCTCGCGGGTGAGGGTCAGCGGGGAGTGCCAGTCCGTTGGCTTTCAAGAACCGCCCAAGATCGGAGTCCTTGCTGTAGGTGCCAGAGTCTGCGTACTTGAGCAGTTGCCCCAGAACGGTGATCGTCTTGGTTGGGGTGTCACGCGGCAGCCGCAGCGTTCGTCGAGTGGTGTCCGGCGTCACGCCAACAGTCTTGGCCCCACGACGCACCTGCTCGCCGCCGTACTTCTCCAGCCGCTCCAGCACGAACACCACCGCGACCTTGTCGCCACGCTCCAAGTGCCAGACGCTGTCGGCCTCGTTGTTGCCGCTGAACGAGAAGGTGAGGTGGTAGAAGCTCTTGGCCGCTTGCAACACGTCGGTCTTCTTGGTCTTGTGAACCATCGACAGGAGGTGTGCAAACACCTCCATGCGGGCGGGCACCTTGGTGTAGTCGTAGAAGCTGCCGTGGCCTGTCTGCGGACGCTGAAGGTAGGCGTCCTTGTTCTGCCACTTCTTGCCGTCCCACACGGGTGGCGGGTACTTGCTGTCCTTGTTGCCGTCCGGCGCACGCATCGCCACCTTCTTGAAGGGGTCGATCAGGTCGGGGAAGAACAGTTCCCACGGGATGTCGCTGAACACGTTGAGCCGAACGAACAGGTCGAAGTCGCCGCAGCCGCCCCAAGTGAAGTAGCGGCGCAGGTTCTCCAAGAGCAGGCGGCAGAAGGCCGCAGGCTCGGCGTACAGCGCCCGGGTCAGGCACAACTTGGCGGTCAGCGCCTCGATGCTGGCTGCGTTCTGCCCACTGTGGACGAGGCAGGACGCACGGCAGTCGGACGTGGACAGGTAGCAGGTGGTGTACGCACCGCGCTCGCCCAGCTTGGCCTCGCTCAACTCGTACAGTTCGCCGGACACGTCTCGGTACTTGGAGTCGAACAGCTTGTCGCCAAACTTCTTCTCGCCAAAGTCAGCAGGCGGCTCCCAGCCGTGGGGCGTAGCCTTGCCCGTCAGCCGCAGGCCCGCTTGGTGCGGAGCCAAGGACAGGCCAAACGCCAGCGCCATGCGCCCGTCTGGCGAGTCGCCCTTGGCCAGCTTGGCGTTGCGGCCCAGCATACCAAACTGGTTCAGGTTCTCGTCTTGCAGGTTCGCACTCTGTCCACCCAAGAGGTCGTCGGAGATCTTGCTGTACTTGGCGCTCTGCGGCAGGTGCGGGCGAACGAGGTCGAGCGCCTCTTGCAGGCTCAGGGCTTCGACCAAGTTGATGTCGAGGTTGTACTGCCCGTACTTGGCCATGCAGATCTCGGGAAGGCCCGACATCTTGTACGCAGCCTCGGGCTGCTTCTCAGGCTCGACTGGGTTGCGAACCTTGTCCACGTCGCGAGGGTCTGGCTCTTGCACGACCGCGATGCCGCCTGTCTTTGCCGCCTCGTCTTGTGCGGCGGCAACCGCTTCCAGCCGTGTGCCAAAGCCAAGGGGCGTGCCCTTGCCGTCCAGTACCACATAGACTCGCTGCGCCATGCTCGACCTCACCTGCCCGCAATCATACACGGACAGGCGTGCAAGGCTACACCGCTTTTGGCTCCCACGGTACTAGTCGCCCACGCTCGTCGCGCACAGGCCCCGCCGCCTTGTACCAGCGGCGCATGAGGTGTGCCTCGGCGTGCAGCGGCAGGTCGGGCATCCATGTGTGCGATGCCCACTGCATGAGCTTGGCCAGCAGTTCTGCGGCCTCGGGAGCCTTGTGCTCGGGCGACTCCAAGATGATCTCATCGTGGACGAACGCCACGATGCGGCTGCCGTACAGCGCCGACTCGGGCACGGTGTAGCACTCGACCGACACGTCCCAGAGCGCCTGCTTGGCCACTTGAGCACACAGGTGCTGGAAGTAGTGGTTGGCCCCGCTGGTGTACTCGCAGCCGCCACGCACGAAGCCGGTCAGCGGGTGTACGATCTTGAACTCGCGGGCGCGAGCCAGCCCCTTCAGGTGCCGGAAGTACTCGCCCATCTCAGGGTAGAGCGCAAGCCAGCCGTCGCGCAGGCTCTTCACGTCAGCTTCGCTCAGGTGGATGCCGTAGCCCTCCAGATACTCGCGGAGCTTGGGCGCAGCCATGCCGCCCGGGACGCCAAAGTTCATCGCCTTGGCCAGTTGGCGAGCCTCCTTGGCCTTCTTGTCGCCCGCCTTGTAAAGCGCGACCGTCTCCTCGTACTCGCGGCCCAAGATCTTGGACGCCGTGGTGAGGTGCAGATCCATGCCCGCCCGCAGCGCGTCGGCCATGCTGCTGCGCCCGAACAGCTTGAGGCACACTTGGGCCAAGCACACCAACTCGGCCACATGGAAGTCGGCGCAGGCGTAAACGTACCCCTTGCGGGCGACGAACGCCTCGCGCACGCCGCCGTCCCGGGGCAGGTTCTGGATGTTGGGGTTGGAGCAGCTTGTGCGGCCCGACTCGCGCACGACCGTGTAGTTGGGGTTGATCGGCAGTTTGGTGCCGCTCTTGAGCACCGGCAGGAACGTGCCGCTCAAGGTGCGGGCCTTGCTCGACTCCCGCAGTGCCACCAGCGCAGGGTGCGTGCAGGGGCCAAGCGCGTCGGTGTCGGTCTTGGTGCGGCCTGTGGGCGTCTTGGGCACTGCCGCGCCTCGGGCCTTGTAGTCGTCCTCGACCAGCTTGGCCACCAGCGTCTGGTCGCGGGTGCCGTCGCGCCGCAAGACGCCGTGCGCTGCCAGCGCGTCGGTGCAAGCCTGCACCTGCTGCTCCAGCCGCACGCCCAGCGTCTCGACCGCCTCGGGGTCAGTACGCAAGCCCCACGCACCCGACAAGTGGAGCGCCCACCCAGCACGGGTGTGAAACTCCACAGTTGAATCGAAGTTCACATCTTGAGGATGGGTTCGCACTTTGCGCCACAGTTCAGCGGTGTGCGTCACGTCAGCCTCGGCGTAGTTGCGGGCGGCGGCGGGCCACTGGTCAAGCGGCACGTCGGTCAGTTCACGGTAGCGCAAGCGCCACACGTCGGGGCCATGCTTGCCGGTGACCGTCACGCCCAACAGGCGCTGGCAACACGTCGCGAGGTCGTACTTGCCCAACGGCTCGCCAGATGCTACGTCGGCCAACTGACAGGCCAGCTTGGTATCCCGCACCCGCCCCTCGTCGTAGGCTTGCCAGACGAGCGGGCGCAGGCTGGGATACCACTGGGCGATCACGCCAAGGTCGAACGCGACGTGGTGCCCGACGACGCCGCAAACCAGCACGTCGCGCAAGTGCCTCTCGATAGACGGAGCATCCCACTTGCAGATCGTGACCGCTTGCGGCGTCTCCACGTCGGCCCATGCGATCGACACGGGGTGCGGGGCAAGGTTGCCCGGGGAGATCAGCCAAGTCTCAAGATCAAGTGCAAACCAACGCAAGACGCACCTCCGCAGCGAGCAGGGCAGCGCGGAGGTCGCCCCGCGCTGCCCTGCCCTTGGCCCTCTCGACTTGCTCTAGCTCGCGACCGGGATCGCGCTCCACTGCACCTTGGTGAAGTCGTTGCCCGCCTTGGTCTGGATGACGAAAGCCTCAGCCTTCACCAGCACGCCGCTCGCAGGCTGCTCAGGCCCCAGCAGCTTGTCCATGACCTCTTCGTTGACCTCGCGAGGGCTGCAATCCAGCACCGCGCAGGCGAACTGCGAGCAGTTGGCCTTGGCCGTGGGGGCGATCTCCAGCCCGCCATCGACCAGCTTGGGGGTCACATCGACCATCCAAGTCACGCCGTCGCCCTCGCGGAAGTCCTCGTTGCTCGACTTCACGACCTCGGCCTCGACGACGAAGAACTTGCGGCCACGCTCCTTCTTGCTGTCCACCAGCGTGATGCCGGTCACCTTCAGCGTGTACTTGCCCGGGTCGAGGTAGCGACCCTGCTTGTAGCTCTCCGCGTTCTCAATCCCACTGAAAAGACCCATCTTGTCCTCCTTCTCACTTCTCAAGGTGGGTCGCCAGCAGCAGCTTCTGCTTTTGACCCGTGGTGTGCTGGATGTACTCCGCGTTCACCTTGGCGGCTGCCAAGGCGTCACGGAAGGCAAAGGTGTGCGCCAGCACGGTCGCCCACACTTCGTCTGCCTCCTGCCCGGGCCGGTGCGTCCGGCCAAGCAGTTGCTCCCACACCAGACCGCTCTGGTCTGGCGTCAAGATCAGGTTGTGCGCCCACGGTTGCAGGTTCAACCCTGTCCCGTGGCTCCGCACCGACACCGCCAGCGTGCGCGGCCTGTCCACAGGGACTGGCTTGCCCGCTGGCACGACCTCCATCCCGCACTGCGCGAGCGCAGTCGCCACCGCGTCGTCTGAGTACCAGACCAGCACGGGTTCCTTGGAGTGTAGCACTTCTGCACTTACTGTGTCAACGACCTTGCGTGACACCCAGACGGCCTCGGTCGGGGGCGTGGGCCGGTCTTTGACTCGGCACCACTCTTCCCAAGCGCGGTGAATGGCGCGGCGCTGGCCTGCGGCGTGTTCGCGGGCCGTGCGGTTGAACACCAGCAGGGGGCTGTCGTAGCCTTCGCCCGCGTGCCGGTCTAGCTGCTGGCGCACGGCCTTGTTCCAGTCGGAGCGTGCGACCAGCCACTCCACGTCAGGCTCGCCGTTGGGCCAGACCCAGCGGTAGTAGAAGCCCAAGGACAACTGCCGCTGCACGCGCCACTGCTCGACCGGCGACTCCAGCGCCTCGCCGTCTGGCCTGCACTGGGTGTCCTCCACGTCGGACATCGCAGCAGTGATCTCGCTGGGCGTCTTCAAGCTCGTCCACCGCTCGATGTAGAGCGCAGTGCCCAAGCTCGACTCGGTCGTGGACACCACCCCGGGGGCTGTGGCGATGCGCCGCGCCAGCGCCTTGCGTACTCCCTCGCGGCGGTCGGTGTAGTGCGCCATGAGGATGTTGGCTGGCTCCATGCCCGCCCAGCGCCACAGCGGCTCGCACCATGTCCACTCAAGCGTCCCGGGCCTGCCTTCGCTGTCGATGCAGCTTGACCAGTGTGCGAGGGCTGTCCGTCCATGCGGGTGGCTCATGCGCGGCACGGGCGACCCCTCGCCCAGCGCCCACTCGGCAAGGTGAGCGAAGTCCTTGATCGACCGGCTGGTCAGCGTCCCGCTCATGGCGACGAAGCGCACGCCCGGGTGGGCGTCGAAGAAGCGCACGACCCGCTTGGTGCGGGCGCTGGTGAACCGCTTCAAGTTGTGGGCCTCGTCTGCCACGATGACCACCCGCTCGGGGGCGTAGCCGCTGATCAACCGCTCCAGCAGGTCGCTCGCCTCGGGGCGGCTGAGGATGCTGTAGGGCACGACCTCGGTACGCGGCAGCCGGAAGCAGCCGTCTGCCTTGGCCAGTGCGTCGTAGGTCTGCTGCACGGTGCGCGGCGGCACCAAGAGAATCGCCAAGTCACAGCCCAAGGCCGCACCCGCCAGCACGCTGACGTAGGTCTTGCCCGCGCCGACTGCGAGCGGGAAGAACCCGCCCTTGGCCTCATGGATCGCCCCAAGCGCCTGCTGCTGCAAGGGGCGCAGGTCGATGCCCGCCGACTTGCGGACACTGCTACCGTCCCACGGCGTAGGCTCGACCGTGGGCAGGCCGATGATGCGGTGCATCTCGTTGCCTGCTTCCGGCTCTCCCCCGCGCCACACGACCAAGCCTTGGTGCGGCTGCTTACGCGCCGCCAGCCTCTCCCACAGGTTCACGCTCCACCTCCTCGTCCGTCTCGATGCAGTCCTCACACGGCAGCCCGCAGCACACATGGGTGTGCCCGCAGTGGGGGCACCAGTGCTCCCACCAGCACGGCTCCATGTACGGGTGGTCTTCCAAGTACCGCTTGGTCTGGCTCACAGGTCACCCCACTCGGTGTGCGGCTTGAGCAGTCTGGCTCGCGAAGTGTGGCGCAGCTTGAGGATCGCCTTGGCCTCAATCTGCCGGATGCGCGTCTTGTGAAGGCCGAAACGCTTGCCAACAGCTTCCAGCGTGGCACCGTCCCCGCCATCGAACCCAAAGCGCATCCGCAGCACCTTCTCCTCTCGGGGATGCAAGTCGGCAAGCAACTTTGCGACAATCTTGGACAGTTCAATAGCGCACACCCGCTCCTCAACCCCGTCTTCAGGAAACATCCCCACCTCACGAGCGAAGGCAAGCTCCCGCCGCGTGTCCGCACAGGCAAGCGGGATGCGCCCGTGTGCGTGGCGCTCCAGCGACTCCTCAAGGTCGTGCCACGACACTCGGGCGACCTCCTCCTTGGCGTGGGGCAAGAGGTCAGCCGCGAGCAGGTAGTGCTCTGGTGAGTAGTTCCGGCCCGTCATGGCTCGGCCTCGCCCTTGTTGCCTCCATCCAAGCACTCGGGGCACAGGTCGCCCTCCTCGCCCCAACCCCAGCCGATCTCGTCGAGCGTGGGGAACATGTAGTGGCCAGAGCCGATGCTGTCGCCGTCAATCGACTCGGTGTGGCCGCAACGGTCGCACGTTGCCTCTGCACTCGGGTAATACACGCTCACGCTGCCCCCTTGGTCAAACGCTCAACCTTGCGCTCAAGCAGTGCGATCTGAATGGTGTTTGCACCGATCAACTCGCGAAGCTGACCGTTCTCGCGCTCAAGCTCTTCCGCACGCTTGGCCAAGTCGCTGGCCTCCTGTTTGGCCTTGAAGTAGGCTTGGTCTGCCCAGATGCGCGACTCGCGGATGTTGCTGACGTACCCCATGAGCGACTGCCACTCGTCCTTCCACCGTTTGACCTCGTTGCGGGCAGCAGCAAGCTCACCTGCGCTCCCTGCTTCAATCTCGGCCAAGCCTTGTTGCAGCACGCTCTTCAGTTCTTCCCGTGTCATGCTGGCCTCCTAGCTGAACCGCTGGATGACGCGCCCGTAGTGGGGACGCAAGATCTCGACCGCCAAGTCCGCAGACGGCGAGCGGGGATCAACCACCATCGCAGTCGGCAGGTCGCCCGACTTGGCCTTGTGGACGATCAGCGCCAAGAGCGCCGCCTTGCCCTTGCCGAAGTCGGCTTGGGTGTAGTGGTCAACGCCCATCGTCTCGGCAGCCTGCGCGAGCAGGGGGGCGAGCCAGTTGTCGAGGTGGTCGTAGCCCTCGCCGCTGGGCAGACACCCGATGAACAGCGTACTGGCGTTGGCCTGCCGCCGCGTCTCCTTGGCGCGAAACTCGGACATCTCGGCATCGCTGGGCGGGAAGCTCAAGTCGGGCGCAGCCTCGACGCTGCCCATCGACGCCAGTGCGTCGTTGACCGCTGCAACGACGCCCACCGTGCGCTTGCCGTTCTGGCCCTCGCCCACCTTGACCACAGGCAAGAACTCCATGGCCAACTCGGCCTGCAAGTCCATGCCCGGGGCGGGCTTGGTCGCGGCCTTGGTCTTCTTGGGCTTCTCGACCGGCGTGGGAGCCTCGTCGGTGCCGTCTGGGGGGTTGACCGCCCCGTAGTCGAGCGGCAGCGCCTCCAACATGGGGGCCGGTGTGGCCTTGCGGCTCTTCAACTTGTCCAACAGGTTCATCGCAGTCTCCTTCTCCTTTGCCTTGTCCGTCACTCCCAACTGCCCCCACAGGCCCTTGCCTGTGAGCGCCAAACACCTGCCCTTGTGGGGGCAGCCTCCATACGCCTCGCAGGGCGATGGGTCGCTCGACTCCATCGCACCTTGCACGGCGCGGGGGTCGTCCTTGTGGCTCGCCTCAACCATGCGGTCGATCACACCCCGCAGGCCGTCGTAGGCCATTTGCAATTCGCGAATCTCGAACTGCACCTGCGAGGTCTGCGCGTCGGGGTTGCCTCGCGTCAGGTAGGTGATGTGCCGGAAGGTGATCTCCCGGGGGCGCAGGTAGCCCGCCCGCAAGCCCCACGTCGAGTAGAGGATCGCCTGCGGGTCTACGCGCAACTGCGCTGGCGTCTTGGCGTAGCGAAAGCTCGACATGAACTTGTGGTCGAGGATGACGCTCGCGTGCGGTGCAACCAAGTCCACGCGCCCGATGACCGGCAGAGCCGCGTCGTCTAGCTGCATCTCTTCTTCGACCAGCAGCTTGGTGTTCTGGGGTACGAACTTCCAGCCCGCCATGGCACGCTGCACGGCCTCGGGGTCGTCAGTCGGCCACGCCCCGGTCTGGATGCGCGTCTCAACTGCCGTGTGGCCCCGCGTGCCGAACTGTGCGCCTGCGCTGACCGGCACCTCGATGCCCATGATCTTCTCGTAGAAGTGCTTGCGGGCGCACTGGGAGAAGGTCTTGATCTGGCTCGCGCTGACATGTCGCAGGGGCTTCAAGTTCATGGCCGCAGCATAGGCCGGTGGGCCGAAAGTGTCAAGAGATCTTGACGCCGCCCAGACCGGCGGCTAGAGTCCGCGCCTCGGAGGTGATCGCATGAGTGGGTTCTTTCGCAAGTGGATGCAGGTGACCGGCTGGAAGACCAACGAACTGGCCGACTTGCTGGGGGTGTCTCGTCAGACGATCTACGCTTGGAAACAGGGGGATAGCCGCCCCAGCGCGGAGGCGCTGGCCAAGCTGGAGGTGCTGTCCAAGGGTGAGATCTCGGCGCGGTCGTTCGTGTCGGGTGGGCGGTCGCTGGTGGAGCCGCTTGGTGCTCCTAGCGACACCTTGACGCCGCCAGACGACAAGTAAGGTTGACCGCGTTCTACAAGGCTGGCAAGGCCAGTGAAGGATGGCAAGATGGTGAAGGTCACAGTCAAGCCCAACGGTCTGGTCGCGGGTCAGACTGCGTGGGACGGCAAGCCGGGAAGTCAGGTCGTCAGCTACCGCACGATGCCGCTGGTCGAGGCAGCGAGCACGGAGTACGCCTCGCCCGCGTTCTTCGTGCCCTACCGGCTGGTGGACGCAAGCGGCGCGGACGTGGACAGGTGCCCGTGGTTGGACTCGGACGCGCTTGGCAGGCTCGCGGACTACGGGCTGCGGCTGGTGTTCGACGTGGCCGTGGCCGACGTGGACAACCCCGACGCCCACCGCAACAAGAAGAACAAGGTGCCGCAGCAGTGGCGTGACGAGATGTGGGCCAAAGCGAGGTTCATCGCCCCCGGCTCGCTGATCTACGACACCCCGCGTGGGATGCGCGTGGTCGTTGCGCTGCCGCACACGATGGAGGTTGAAGAGTACGCACGGTGGTGCAAGGACTTCCGGCAGTGCTTGCGCGACGGCGGGCTTGAGCGGGTGGACGAGATCTCCAACCCGTTGCAGTTCTACTGGCTGCCGTACTCGATTGTGGACGGCAAGAAGCGGGCGCTGGCGGCTGAACTGGTCGAGCCTGCGGTGTTCACTCCCCGCCACCGCTGCCGCCTCGGGGCGGGCTGTTCGCGGGGATCGAGCACGCCGAAGTGTTCATGCCCTACGTCCCGCCTGAGCGCGTGGGGCAGGGTGAGCGGCACAAGGAACTGACGCGCTACGCTGGCCACATCGCCAACAAGCACAAGGGCGACGAGGAGACGATCCTTGCCCTGCTGGTCTTGTTCGACCGGCGTCGGTGCGACCCGCCCGTGCAAGACGAGAACATGGGCGAGCTTGAGGGGATCGCCCGCTGGGCGGCGCGGTTGGGGGCAGACGAGGACGACGGCGGCGGGGGTGGTGGGGGCGGGGGTGACGGCGACGGCGAGGGGGTTGACCCAGAAGGGCAAGAGGAGCGGCTGGAGCGCGGCGACCATGTCGAGTTGGCAGAGCGCGTAGCACGGGTGCTGGAGAAGGGCACAGAGCGGCTGGTGTTCGACTTGGGCAAGCTGTGGTTGTACGGCAACGCTGGGGTGTGGGTTGAGTTGGCCAAGTCTCGGGTCGAGCAGGTGATTCACTCTTTCGCTGGCTTGCAGGTGCGCGTGGCTCGCCCGCAGGGTGGCTGGGCTTTGCACCCCTTGAAGATCAACGCCTCGACGGTCGCGGGCACCTACGAGGTGCTGTGTCAGTCGCGGGCGCAGAAGGACTTCTTTGCCAACGCCCCGGCTGGCCTGACGCTGGCTGACCGCTGGGTCGAGGTCTGCGACAACAAGCTGAACTTCCACCACCACAGCCCCGCGCAGCGGTCGCGGGTGGGCTACGAGTTTGGTTGGAGCGACAAGAAGCCGGTCAAGTTCTTGAAGCTGCTGGACGACGTGTGGGAGGGCGAAGCGGGCCGGGGCGACAAGGTGCAGGCGTTCATCGAGTTTATCGGTGCGGCCCTGTGTGGCGTGGCCACTCGGATGCAGAAGGCTGTGATCTTGAAGGGCAGCGGCTCCAACGGCAAGTCTACTGTGATCACGGTCGTGACGGGGCTGTTCCCAGAGGGCACGGTGACCAACGTGACCCCGCAGAACTTTGGGCAGCAGTACTACCGCGCCATGCTCTCGGGTGCGCTGCTCAATGTGGTGGGCGAACTGCCTGAGAAGCGCCTCGACCAGAACGCGGCGGCGGCGATCAAGGCGCTGGTGTCGGGTGATCAGATCGACGGGCGTGTGATTCGCGAGTCGCCGTTCTTCTTCCGGCCCAAGGCGGGCCACCTCGCATCTTGCAACGCGCTGCCAGAGGTCGAGGACGATAGCTTTGGCTTCTTCCGTCGCTTCATGCTGTTCGACTTCGCCCGCAAGTTTGAGGCCACGGCAGAAGGCAACGCGCTGGCGCAGACCATCTTGGCCGAAGAGCGGGACGCCATCGTGTGCTGGGCACTGCGCCACGCAGCCACCCTGCTCCAGCGTGGGCGCTACCATGAGCCGCAGCAGAGCGTGGACGAGGTCAACAGTTGGCGGCTGGGCCAAGACGAGATCAGCCAGTTCATCACGGACGTGTGCAACCACTGCGAGCCGGTGCGCGGAAAGGGCAGCGATGGCGCGAGCTTGTACGCCAGCTACGCCGTCTGGGCGCAAGCCAACGGCTACGTCGTGCGGAACCGGCAGAAGTTCTTGCAGGCGGTTGACAGGCGCTGCAAGAGGTTCTATGACAACGGGGTGCGGAACTACCGCTATCCCTTGGAACTGAAAGCGTAAGCAGGGGGCTTGACTAGGACTTCCAGAAGTGTCGGTTGCACGTCTACCGCACTTCGCGCCACGACCGCACTTTCGCCTTGCAGTGTCTGTAGTTGCGGTGGTTTACAGGGTTGGGCGCACAAGACCTACAAGCACCAGCTACGAGGGGCAGAAACGGGGGTCAACCCCGCGAGATCACGGCCCAACAAGGACTACCAGCACTTTTTTGGCCCAAACTTTTCATCGTGATCATGGTCACGACGGGGCATAGTAGTACCTCCTCGATCCTTGTTGGCGATAGAAACTATGGGGCAAAAAAGTCTTGGTAGTCCTTGTTGCCTAGTACTATCCGGCAGTTGACCCCAGTTTTTTGGGCTTGTAGCCGGTACTTGTAGCTCTTGTGCCCAAAGCCTCCGAAACGACCGCAACCCAAGGTGCAGCATGGCTAAAGAGTGGTCAGAGCATGAGGTGCAGAGGAGGGCTGTACTCGCACTACGGGAAGCCCGTGTCAAGTTCTTTGCCGTGCCGAACGGTGGCCTGCGTAGCAAGGCTACAGCCGCGAAACTGTGGGCAGAAGGCGTTCAAGCGGGCGTCCCTGACCTGATCATCATCGACCCGACGAGCACGGGCAAGGTTGGCGCAGCGTTGGAGTTGAAGCGGCGCGTCGGTGGTGCAACAACGGCGCAACAGGAGGGCTGGTTGCAAGCCTTTCGCGACCGTGGGTGGGAAGCACGGGTCGTCAAAGGATACGCAGAGTTGCACGCTACGCTTGTGGAGCTTGGCTACCTCAAGCCACCCGCAGCAGACGACGGCAGTACCGTTCCGTCTCCGACAGGGGCAGGGCTTGGGCGTATCGCTCCTGCTCCATCTGCTCCCACTGCGGGCGCACGGCGAGCGCCCAAGAGGGGCAAGGCCGGGGCGGGGTAGCTCGGGAGGTGGCTTGCTCGGCGCGACCCTCTGCCAGCGGGCTGTGCTTGGGCTTAGGCTCTGGATCCTTGAAGCACGCAGGACACAGGTTGCGCTCGGCTTCGATCAGCGTCCCGCAGCACAGGCAAGTCTTCTTGCTGTTCTCCAGCGAGATGCCGCCGTTGTACCAGTCGCGATCAGCGTCCACGCGGTCGTGCCGTGCGGAGTTGCCCCCGTGGTCGAGCAACAGAAGCTCGCGCTTGCCGGGGGCTACTCTGAGGCCCCGGCCCACTTGTTGCATGAACCTTGCGAGGCTTTCAGAGGCTGTAAGTAGCTGGACACACTGTGTCTCGATCAGATCAAGCCCTTCGACGAACAGGTTGCAGTTGAAGAGCACGTCGATCTGGTGCCGCCGCAGGCGTTCCAGTGCAGCCTTGCGCTCGGTGCGGGGTGTGGTGCCGTCCACATGCTCGGCGCGGATGCCTCGGCGCTTGTAGGCTTCCATGAGGCGCAGGGAGGAGCGGATCCCCGGCGTGAACGCGATGGTGCGCTTGCCCTTGGCGAACTTGAGCCACCAGTCGGGGGCGCTGCGGATGATGCGGTCGTCGCTGTAGGCGAGGTCGAGGGCGTCGGCGTCGTAGTCGTGCCCGCGCTTTCGGATCAGCGACAGATCGGGCATGTAGGCGTTGACCGTGCGGCAGTTGACCAAGAAGCCTTGCCGCTGCAACGACTTGATCGACGGGCCGCAGACCAGTACAGGCCACAAGGTGCTGAGAGGCTTGTTGTCCAGACGCACAGGCGTGGCGCTCATGCCGATCACGGGGCACTTCCAGTGGCCCAGCACGCGGCGGTGCTGCTCGATCAGCTTGTGGGCCTCGTCCACGAAGATCAGGTCTGGCTTCCAGCGGGCGAACATGTCGGTGCCCAGCCGCCGCTGGAGCGTCTGCGACATCGCGAGCAGGCACGACACCCCGTCCAGATCGACGTACTTGCCCGCCGTCAGCGTGGCGTGGGCGATGCCGACCGCGTCGAGCGTCTCGCTGGTCTGCTCCAAGATCTCGTCCGATGGCACGATGTACAGCAGCCGCTTACATTGTGCCCGCCTGACCAGTTCGCTTGCGATCTTCGTCTTGCCGCCACCCGTGGCAAGCTGAACCATGAGGCGGGTGTGCCCCTTGGCGAACAGCTTGGTGACCTCGTAGATCAACGCACTCTGGTAGGGTCTGGCTCCCACGCACACCTCCCTTGTTGACTAGATCTTCCAGTTGAGAGATACTCTAGCGCCACCTACCCCAAGGAGCAACCATGCCGACCAAGACCGTGAAGAACCCTGCTGCTTCCGCCACGTTGCCCGTAGCCCCGCACGATCTGCCCGACGACGGCACCCCGGTGGTGTTCACGACCTCGTTCGCCAAGCAAGTCGGGTCTGGTCGCGCTGTCGAAGACGACCGCATGCCCACCGAAGAGGACTTTGAGGACGCGGAGTGGGAAGTTCGCAAGCAGACGGCAGACGGTTGGGAGTTCTTGGAGCGCGTGGACTCGCGTCCGTTCGACCATGACCTGCGCGACAACTATGGGGCAGGCAAGTACGAGATCTACCCCATCGACCCTCGCAGCGGCAAGCCGGTCAAGCAGCTTCGCAAGGTGCGGCTGATCTCGGCGGCAGTCGGTCAGCCCGGGGGCGGCGGTGTGCTCCCCTTCCCCCGCGCAGCGGAGGAAACGTACAACCCCATGCCGCTGGGTGGCATGGCAGCCATGGACGAGATGCCTGCGTGGATGCGGTGGCAGATGCAGCAGGCCGCAGAAGAGCGTGCAGAGCAGCGTCGGCGGGCCGACGAGGCCGCAGCGCGGCAGGCGGCGTTTGAGGAGAAGCTGGCGCTGCGCGAGTTTGAGCGCCAAGAGCGCGAGGAGCGCCAGAAGGAAGCGGAGCGCAAGCAGCGGGAGGCAGAGGCCCAGCGCCGCGACGACCGCATGAACACCTTGCTGACCGCTGGCCTTGGCCTTGCCCAAGCGTTCCTGACCAAGCCGCAGGCCGCGCCACCGCAGAAGGACGTGAACGATGTGCTCCTGCGCGAACTGCTGGACGAGCGCCGCAACCGCACGCCGCAGGCCAACGGCATGCGCGACTCGCTGGAGTTGTTGGTGGTGCTGGACAAGCTCGCGGAGTCTCGCGCTGCGCGTGCAGAGCGGTCGAGCCGCGACGATGACGACGACGAAGACGACGGCATGATGAAGACCATGCTGACCTCGATGTTGCCGTCGATCCTCGCGGGCAAGAGCGGCGGGGCTGCGCCGCAACTGCCGCCTGAGATGGTGGACGGCATGATCGAGCAGGCGTTCCAGTCGCCAGAGATCATCCAGAAGATCGCCATGCGGAATCCCACTGGCATCGCCAAGAGCTTCATGCAAGCATTGAAGGCGAACCCTGCCTTGGAGAGCGCGGTGCTCAACGCGATCGAGAAGGAAGGCGGGGGCGACGAGGACTAGCATGGCGCTTGGCTACGCAGATGTGCCTACACGGGACAAGGACGAGGGGGCGCTCGACAAGGCAATCCTCATGACGGAAGTCGCGGACTCCCTGTCGATGGATCGTGACTTCAACGAGTTTGTGCTGCGTAAGATTGCAGGCGCAGGCAACCCTGCCGACCAGCAGGTGGCCGCGTGGTGCGCCTACGTCGAGAGCCTCCCGTACCGCCGCGAGAACGGCGAGGTGTATCGGGCGTGGAAGGAGATCGTGGGCTACGACACAGGCGTGCCCACGGGCGGCGACTGCGACGACCTTACGATCTTGCTGGTGGGCGGCATCCGCTCGCTGGGCGTCCAGTCGGTGGTCGAGATCTTGAAAGACCAGCAGGGTTGGGGCTTCCACGTTCGCGCTCGCGTCGGGATGCCTCCCCACAACCCGACCCAGTGGGTCATCGTGGATCCCGTATGGCAAAGCGAACGCGAGTGGGCGATGGTGGATCAAGCCCCCGGGCAAAGCGCCCTCGACGCACGGCTGCGCCAGCACCCGCCAGTGCAGGGGCAATCGTCCTTCACGAACGGTTCGTGGACGCGGAGTTCACCGACGAAGTGGAGCCTGCCCCTGCTCCTGTTGGGAGCGGGCGTGATCTGGTGGTGGACGCGGAAGTCGTCCCCGACCCGACTTTCCTACAGGACGTGACCACCGAAGTGGCCAAGACGTTCGTAGCCGTGACCCTCAAGGGACTGTGGAGGCTATTGTGAAGGACTTCTCGCGACTTGCAGACGCGCTGCGTACCAAAGCCCGCAACGAGATCACCAAGAAGATTAACGGCTCGCTGCCGGAAGCCTTGCAGATCAATCCCGAAGATCTGGGTGGTGAAGACGACGGCGACGACGAGGACGATGACGACGACGGCGACGACGAAGTCAGCGACGGGTCTTCGTGGTGCTTTGAGTACCCCGACGCGGAGCGCAATCTGAGCACGGCGGCTGCGGCCTACCGTGTGCTCGGCACCAGCGACGACGTGGTCGCGGTCTACGATGACGGGCGGGCCTACTTTGGCCGCATCGAGGACCTTCAGGAGTACAACGACACCCACAACCTCGACCCCGACAAGTGGGACGTGTACGAAGATCCCGACGAGATCTTGGCGCTCGACTACGACCGCAACGAACTCATGCGGGTGATCCGCATGGCGGAAGAACAGGAAGAGAGCTACGAGGACGCCAAGAAGCAGTACGAAGACTTCCATTGGGGCGACGAGTCCAAGACCATGAGCGTCAAGGACATCCCCGGCGTGGCAGGCCCGTTGGTGCTGCTTGGGATCGGACGGCGCATCGAGTACGGGGCCAAGAAGGAAGGCAAGTGGGAGGAGTACTACCACCTCTTTGGTGAGGAGTCGGGCACCTACCCCAGCGTCTACGCCCTCGGGCCTGCGGACAAGAACGGCCACTACCGCACGCTGGTGATCAACGGTGGCGGCATGCACGTCGAAGACCGGGGCATTGTAGACTAGCCCAAAAAGTGAACCCGCGTTCACTTGACACTTGATTCGTCCTGCAAAGTGTGCGTAGCTTGCACGTCGTGAGAGCGGCTTGCTCTCCTCCTTTCCAAGAGGTCGAACGATGATCAAGCGTCTGTCTGCTCGCCGCTCGCACGGCACCCTCGTCGCCAACCCGCGCAAGAAGCGCAGTGGCAAGAAGCGCCACGGCGCGAAGCGCAAGCACCGCAGCCTGTCGGCACTCATGGCCAACCCGCGCCGCAAGAAGCGGGCCAACCCGAAGCGCAGCCACAAGCGCCGCAACCCGATCTCGTACCGCCGCAAGCGCCGCAACCCGTCGATCGGCGGCGTCGATTTTGGTGGCGTCAATCTGGTGAACGTGGGCGTCGGCTCGCTGGCGACCATCGCGCTCGGCTCGATCGGTCAGGCCGTGTTTGACAAGTACCTGTCGAACACCATCCAGAACGAGACGCTCCGCAAGGTCACCCCGAACCTGTTGGTCGCTGGTGCTGCGTTCCTCGCGCACAAGTACATGAAGAACCAGATGGTGAAGGACGTGGCCAAGGTCACGATCGCGCTGTCGGTCTTCAAGGCGATCGACGACTCGGTTGGTACGCAGGTCAAGGAAGGCGTGCAGAAGCTGCTCCCGGGCAGCAGCGGCGCTTACGTCCCCGTCTCGGGCAACTACGCCCTGAGCGGCGGCATGTACATCGACACCACCACTGGTGGTGGCCACGCCATGGCTGGCATCATGCCGGGGGCGAACCTGTACGGCCTGTAGGCAAGCCACGGGAGGGAGGGTGCGTGAGTGCCCTCCCTCCCTGCAACAGATCACGCGGGTCACCGCACAAGGAAGACGAACATGGCAGACCAGACGATCTTTGAGCAGCTTGCTCCGTATGCCAAGATGACCGTAGTCAAGGACGTGACCGTTGGCCGTCTGAACTACGCCAACACCCAAGACCTGTACAGCGACGCGGTGTTCACCCTGAACACCAAGACTGTCGGCGCCAACACTGAGTTGCAGTTCTTCACCGCCGCGCAGTCGGAGGTGGGGCAGGGTTTCAGCGGGCCGCTGACGCTCAACCAGACCAACAGCAAGTTCAGCAAGGGTCAGCCGCCTGCGAACCAAGTGTACATTGCTACGCATCTCGGCTTCACCGCGTGGAAGACCACCAGCGACAACCCCAGCGTGGAGCAGGCTGTGACGCTTCTGTCGTCGCGTGACCTGTTCTCGCTGATCCAGAACTTCTCGTGGGACTTGCAGATCGGTCGCGGCATCCAGCGGACGATCGGCTCGCTGCTGGAGTACCCCTCCGCTGGCGGCGCGTGGGCCTCGCTGGAAGACACTGCGGCCACCTCGGCGGCGCAGAACGGCGACCCCAGCTCTTGGACGGCCAAGCTGTCGATCCCGATCATCTTCCCGCCCCTCGTCAACGTGGGCCTGACTGCCAAGTGCGGCAACAGCTTCGCGCTGCTGGACGTAGAGGACAACTCGGTCATCGAAGTCCGCACGACTCTGCGCGGCTTCCTCATGACCATGCCGGTGGGCGGCTAACCGCTGGAGCATCCAAGGAGAACTACCATGGCAATCAAGAACGTCGAGTACCTCAAGGATCTCCAGCCCTACGCTCGCATGACCGTAGTCCCGGGCGTTACGGTGGGCGATCTGAACTTCAGCAGCGCCCAGAGCTACTTCAGCACCACCTTCATCTCGCCGCTCAACGCGGACACGATCGGTGCCAACACCGACGCGGATCTGTTCCAAGCGGCGATCGGTGATAGCGGTCAGGGCCTCGCCGCTGGCGTGACCATGACCCGTGGTCAGACCAACGTGCTCGATTCGCAGGGCCGCTTGCCTGCGAACGAAGTGTTCATCGGCATCAAGTGCTTGGTGTCGGTCTACAAGCACGTCAACAAGGACAACGGCGCGAGCCTTGCCACGCTGACGGGTAGCTCGCAGACCACCGTCTCGACCGTGCAGGGCTTGCTCTCGGCTCTCAAGAGCCTGTCTTGGGAGTTCCAGATCGGTGACGGCATCATCCGCAACGCGGGCGCTCTGATCGGCTACCCGCAGGGTGGTGGCGTGTGGGAACCGCCGACTGCGGTTGGTTTCGGCCTTAACACGGGCATCGCGGTTCAGAACGGCCTCCCGCTGGCGTGCGACTCGCGCAAGCTGCCGATCCCGTTCCTGTTCCTGCCCAACATCG